TCCTCCAGCGATCGGCTGGAGGAGTCAGCCGCGGAGGCACGGGCAATTCGCCTCCGCGACGGGAAGGCCGCGCTTGTAATGGCGGCCTTCTCTAGAAAATTTCCCTGGCTGTCCGGAGCGGCGGCCAGAGAACTGAAAGAGGTCATAATTGATGACCTCTGGCGTTGCATTGACCACTGTGCTGCCAGTGATCTTTGCAACTACCTCCCCATTGGGGAGGTGTATTCGGAGAATGCGCGCAGGTGTCTCGGCATTAACGCCGATACCTACGACAGCATGGTCCGGCTTCTTAAGTACTATCACGATTGCTAGTACCTAAGGACCCTGGGCGGCTTACACAGCGCCCTTTTATTTTTTTTTATTTTTTCTTATATGGATAATTATATATTCTATTATTAGAATAATATTTTTATCATAAATATTGGAGGGATTTCAAAATGATGACTTTTGGTGGATATCTTAATAATATTACGAATATTGCAAACGGAGATGTAGATCCTTTTAGTCAGGGATCCAAGTGCAAGTTTCAGATTTATGGGATCGGGTGGGACGTTGCAAATCCTGCGATTAAACTTCTGGATCCTGAGACTGGCACTTTTATCAACATGGGTTTGAAGGAGATTAGGGTCTATGTCCCTGCTATTGAGAAGGCTTTTGTGTTTAGGCTTCCTGGCAGTTGGTATGCGAATACCACTGTCACGGTGTTTCAGATTGCGGAGGATGAGGAAGTTAAGGGAATTTGGCATATTCCTCATGACACCCAGGCAATTGATTGGTTTTCCATCGAAGAAGAGATTCCTGAAGAGTTTAAAGAAGCCCTACTAGCCTCTCTTGATCTGTAAAGAGATATATACTGCATTTAAAAATTAGGAGGGCATGCAATATGGCAACGTATCAAGATGTATATGAGCGTTATAGTAGTTTCTACAATGGTGAAAAGGATTTGTATGACGCTGGAAAACGAATTCCTTTCAGGATATCTAAAATGATTTGGAATTCGGTGGAACCGAGTTTCAGACTCTATGATCCTAAGAGCAGTATTTGCGTTTGGTATAACACTGGAAGAATTGCTATTGCAGTACCAGAGTTAGGATCTGCACTTATTTATGAATTGCAGGATAAGTGGGGATCCGTATCGTATGTATACTGGCAGTTGTTTAAACCTTCCGAGAAAGATAAATATTCTTGGGAGGTTGATTTTATGTCTCATCGGGAATGTGTAGAGTTGAATGATGAGATCGAAGAAGAGAAAGCCGAGCAGCTTTTTGCTCCTTGGGAATAAGCTAAATAAGAGAGGGGTTATCCCCTCTCTTATTTTTTTTATTTTTATATATTCTTTTCTTGTATAATAAATTTATCTTGAAAGGAGTATCTTAAAATGACTAAAGGGAAGCTTATTGTATTTGAAGGTATTGATGGATGCGGAAAGGATACCCAATTAACTTTATTAGCTGAGAAATTGGCAGATCGAAATATTCCTTACGCAACCCATAGGGAACCTACAACTGGTCTCATTGGTAGATTGATCAGAGAAGAATATTTATCTGGAAATACTAAGATAAATGAATATGCATTACGGCTACTATTCTCTGCAGATTGTCTAGATCACATAACTAACCCAATGGGAATTCTCAATAGACTTGAAAATGGTTTTAACATCCTATGCTCTAGATATTACCATTCTAATATCGCTTATGGGGCTTTATCTTTTGACCTTCTTGAAATGATAAAGCTTAATAAGACTAATATGAGAACTTGTACTCCTGATATTACTATTATTCTAGATATAGATGCATACACTGCAATGTCTAGAATTAAGGAAAGGGATACTTCTTTTGAACTCTATGAAGAAGTCAGTAAGCTAAGAAAAGTAAGAGAGATATATTTGGATTTAGCAGAATTAATAAATGAAAATGTTGTAATATTGGATGCTACTTTACCCAGAGAGCAATTATCAAATAAAATATTTGAAGAAGTAAAAAAGATAGGAGTGATTGAGTAATGAAGATTATCAATCCAAGCTACGAGATAATGTCTGAGGTAAATGGGAAGAAGATGTTAGAATTTATTGAGAGATGCGGTAGGGTTTGTTATAAATCCGAAGATCTGATAACTGAATGGAGTGCACTAAAATTTGTGGAGGGTATCATTAAATCCAAACACGAATCTGTGTTAGAGCATCAATCTATTACAGTAAAATTCATCATATCTAGAGCCACATCTCATCAGTTAGTGAGACATAGATTGGCTAGTTACTCCCAAGCATCTCAGAGATATTGTAACTACTCAAAAGGTAAATTTGGAAATGAAGTTACATTCATCATACCTTACAAGTTTAAAGATGAAGATATGGAAGATCCCTCGCCCTCATTCCAACTTTGGCTAGCTGCTATGAAGAACTCTGAGCTCTCCTATATGGCTCTAATGGGTCGCAGTATCATCAAGCCTCAGGATGCCAGAGAGGTACTTCCTAATTCTACTATGACTGAATTAATAGTAACTGCCAATCTCAGAGAGTGGAGAACTATTTTGAAACTGAGAACTTCTAATACCGCTGATGATGGAATAAGATATATCATGAGAGAACTTCTCAAGGAATTAAAATCTAAGATTCCGGTAGTATTTGATGATATTCTAAAGGAGGAAGAATAATATGGCATACATTCCAAAAGAACATGAATTTGTGTTTAAGCCTATTCCGATTGGTGTAGGATATACGTGCGAGTTTTGTAATGAGGGTGAATTGATTCATGATGTCAGTATTGTGGCAGATCCTAATACTCCTGTGGGAAGTAATCTTTTTCCTCATAAATGTAGTAACTGTAATCGCGTTATGTGGTTGCCAAAAGTTTATCCATATATTGAATGGAAGAAAGGTGAATAAAGATGGAACAGCATAGATTTATCTTCTTAGCTAATAACATTCATCCCGAGAATATTACTCAGGATCCAGATGGAAATGTAACTGTAATTCTGAAGGATAATATCAAGATTATTCATTCTTATCCCGGGAATAAGATGAAGCTTTACATAGGAAAGAATAACGTCTATACCTTGAAAGATCAATCTGAACTGGAAGCTGTATTCAGATTGTATCTAGAGAATGAATCACTGTACTCTGTGCTATATGAGTATGCTAGTAAGAATTTTAAGTTAGAGGAAACTAAGAATGGATAATCTAGCCAAAGCAATGCACGAAAAAGGAAATCCTATATCGATTAGATTAGATGCCGGAGTGAATACAATTCCTCCTTCTATCTTAGATAAAGAGATAGAGAAAAGATGGATGACTCCTAACGCAATTAAGGAGGCTATGATTCTCTACTGCAAGCTAGTAATAGATGCAGTGAAGCAATTGGTGCCGGCTATTACTATTCCTACAGATTCTTTCATGATGTACGGATTCAATGGAATGGAAGCATTAATGCAGATCTCTAAATACGCCTCTGATAATAATCTAATAGTGATTGAGGATGCCAATCTATCTTCTTCTATCAATATGGATGAAGTAATAGAATATCGCTTAGGAGTTCCATCAATAGACAAATTGAAACAGCGAGTTTACTTCAACGACTTTATTACGATAAATCCATATTCTAGTGCTGATGTAATCAGTAGAATAGCTGATTACTCTCAGAAAGAAAATAAGTATGGATTTATTGTAAATAGACCCACTAAGGATTTGGGAATCTGGAGTAAAGAGGTTAGTAGTTCAACTGGGTTAATTCCTCTCTATATGAAAATTCCTGAAGATATTAAAAATACTAATATCCTCACCAAAGAAGGATTTCATATAGTCGGAGTATCAATGGCATTTTCACATCCAAATGAGTTGATGAAGTTTAGAATGGATTATCCGAATCTATTTATTCATCTTAGGAATTATTCTAATCTTAGTGAAGTTAAGCACGTATTCAAGCATAAAGGGATCATAGCAGATTCAAATATTCCTTTCTTAGCAGGAAAGGATCCTTCTTACAATGGCTTATCTTTAGAAGCTGTTATTAGACAAAGTACTTTAGAACTTATTGGATCTATTAAGGAGTGATATTTTATGAGCTTAACTGGTTTCAGAATTCTCAGAGTTGACAAGGAACTTCCTTTTCCTACTAGACAAACGGAACATTCTTCAGGCTTGGATCTATATAGTGCCATTGATGCGGTCATTCTTTCTAACGAACTCTATACAATTCCTACTGGAATAAAAATGATTATACCGGTAGGATATGAGGTTCAGATTAGACCTAGAAGTGGGTTGGCATTCAAACACATGCTGACTATTCTGAATACTCCTGGTACCATTGATGCGGATTACAGAGGGGAAATTAGAATCCTTCTCTTCAATGCTGGAAAGGAAAGCGTTATAATCAAACGAGGAGATAGAATTGCTCAGGCGGTATTGTGTCCAGTTGCTTTAAACAATCCCATTGAGATTACAGAGAAAGAATTCTTAGAGTTCACTACCTCTAGAGGTGAAGGTGGATTTGGAAGTACTGGAAAGTGATAGAGAATAATCATAGAGGGGCTATAAGCCCCTCTATGATTTCAAGTGTGGTTTTAAAAATTATTACGCCCCAGCATAGTTTCAATATTGACGAGATATTCTTTCTGCCTGCGCTTGAATCTTACGTGTATCAAATCGATAAGAAGGTAGCCCTGTAGCACTACCGCAAGTGAAAGCAACAAGAGTAACATAATAACTTACCCGCCTTTCGACATCAATTAAAATTACCATATAAGGAGGAAGTTTTGAAATGAGGAGCATTAAAGTATTAATGGATGTACCAAACTATTTTGCCATAGGGCACGTTCATGTTTTCTTCAATTTTAACGCTAAGAACTTTAATTTTATTAATTCGTTGCCGCCTAACGCCGCTAGAAAGATTCACGTATTTATCACAAATCATCAGGCTATCAACTATCATCTCTGTGAACTCGTTAGAAGATATACTGGAGAAGAGGCTAAAAAGAATCATCGTAATATCAAGATCGTTCTTCACTTCTTCAAAGAGGATGTAACGGATCAGAATTCTCTAGTTTCTCTATTCAAGTTGACATTTAAAGATCTAATGGGTAGATTCTATTGGAGTATGGATAAACACGGTGTAGTATTCTCTGATGAAAGGAATAAGAACTATAAAGCTTCTATCATCTATACTAAGAATTTCCTCAGAGTTAAATTTGGAGGAAAGGATTATGGCACTATCTCAGCTAGATTTCCTGAGTATGAGTATAATGTAGATCCTGATTCTGAGAGAGATAATTCAGGTATATTTGAAACACTAGAGGAAAGGCTCAACCCTGAGATGTTTAGAGATAAGCTCGTAGCAGCTTTCAAAGAGAAATGCCCTAAGGGAATTTTGAAAGGATTTAAAGACGATAATGATATTTGGGATTTTATAATGAACAATTCCGAATTTAAGATGAAAGAGGAATGATTCTATTATGGGGGTTATACCAGTCCTTGTAGAAGAATTACTCTCACTACATAAGAGGATAGATGTAAGATTATCTGCAGCTCTATCAGATAAATCGATTAAGAAATTTAATAAGAAGAATATGTTAGTAGAAGGAAAGCTAAATGATGCTTCATTTAATCCAACTTCTATAGAGCTTCATCTATCCAACAAATGGAAGAGGGAGATAGCTAATAGGGTAGAGGTTAACTACATAGACCCCAATATCCCTCCTAAGTATGAAGAAGGAAGATTTACAGAGCCGGCTGATATTCTAGATCCTCATAGAAGCAATCCCTGGGAGCCGGATCACTATACGGAACACGAGCATTATATTCTATCTCCAAAATCTTATGTGATAATTCCTTCTATTGAAATGATTAACATTCCAAATGGATATATTGGATATATATCCAATATAAATTCTAAAATACATTCCGGTCTATCAATAGAGACAGAATCTATCCTAGAAGCCGGCTATAGGGATCATATCTCCTTCTCAATCTTCAATAAGAATCATACTTCTATAGTATTATTCTCCAAAATGGTAATTGCAAAAATAGTTTTCTTTAAAGCTGAGAAATGTTCTTTCTTAGAAGGAGGGGTTTAAAGTTGAATATTAATTGGGAAGAATTACAGTTACTTCCATACTTCGTAGAATCTATGAAAGCTTTCATTATCATACTTTTGGTATACGCTTCATTCTATAGGTTATCTTGCAAATTAGATCCAAATAAGGATAGGAGCTTTGCTAGATACATGGAGAAGTTAGCTTTAACAATTGCAATGTGTCTAATTCCTGTAATTAGATGGATTTACGTGATATTCATTATCATTTTACATCTATCACTACTACTTCCTTCGGTACAGGAATCAATCAAGCAAAGGATAAAAGAATTAGAAGAGAATAAATAACATTGATAATGGGAGTCTAATGACTCCCATTATCATATCCATTTTCTATTCTATTTATATATTTTTATTTTAAATAATAAAAAGTTTTTAATACAAGAAAGGAGGATTTTTGTGATGACTTTTTATAGAAGGGAGATTGTTTTGTGTGTTAGAATATTTGAATGAGTTGCCAAATGAATATCGTGATAATATCAACATCGGAATGTTGAAGAAGGAATACGATCCACCTTTGATAGAATTCATGGTGGATGCATTCAAAGGTTTGGAAATTCTTCCAAATATCAAGATACTTGGATATCAATGGGAACCTCAAGAAGAAAAATATGACATCAACGATCATGTTATCAGAAGAAATATTAACAAGAATAAAGTGATCAAGAATATTGCAGAAACGTGTTGTGGAGTTCTCTATATCGATATAGAGGTATCCGGGTTAGATAAATCCGGAGTTAAGAAAGTCCACTATATCAAGAAACCTATCATCATTCCAATTCAAGACGAGGACGGATACTATCTCATCAAAGGAAAGAAATGCTACTTAATCTACCAGATGGTAGACAAGATGATGTATCCGTCTTTCGGTGCCGTAACCATCAAATCCCTAATGCCTATCTGTGTAAAGACTTCCAAAGAAGAGTTTACCGAGATTCTATCATTAGACTCTAATGAAACCAAACTCCATACGATTCCAGTTTACTCTATTCAGATATTCAAGTCTCCTATCAATGTACTATTGATCTATTCTCATTTAGGAATTCATAAGACGTTAAACTTTCTAGAAGTAGGAAGATTTGTAGATATAATTCCTAGAAATGAGATTACCAAATTAGATCCAGATAACATCTACATTTCATGCGCTAAGAGAACCGATGTACTGGTAGTTGCTAAGAGAAATATATTTGAGAAAGAAATATTCGTGAGATCTATTGTAGGATGTTTAGTCAAGCTATTAGATGAAACAAAAGTTCCATATGAAAAGATTGATGACTGGGAAACTTGGATGTGTATTGTCGGCGGAAAGAATACAGTTGGGAGAGGAATCTATCAGCATATTTTCTTTAATCGTCTGCTAGATGATGTTACTAGAAAAGAATTGAAAATAAATGATTATGATAAGCAGAATATCTATTACCTTCTCAGATGGATATTAAACAATTTCTTTGATCTATGGAAGAAAGATAATCTTTCAATGATCAACAAGAGACTCAGATGTGCTGAGTATCTAAGTACTCTGATAACAGCCGAAATCTCTAAGAGAATAAATCGTCTAGTATCATTGGGAGATAAAGCCACTATTAGAGAATATCTTAATATCTTCAAATTTCCTCCAGATATTTTCGTATCAAAATTATATTCATCTGGAGTGTTAAGATACGCCGAGACCGTAAATGATCTGGATAGCTATGCAAAACTGATGTACACAAAGAAAGGGCGAGCGGCATTGCCCTTCCTCTCATAATTGCGGGAACACCCTTAGAGCCTTAAGTTACTAAACTATTATAGCGATATAATAGCGGCTTAGATTAATCATCTAAGGTATAGTAAAAAGACTTAAGGATTGGGCAATCCGCAGGCAAGATTTTCTCACTAAATATACCTAAATAAAAATAGAAAGGAGGCGAATTAATTTTGAAAGAATTAATTGATCTCCCGAAATGCAATATGGAAATATTGACTTGGCGACAAATCGTCATTGATGGAGTCAAAACAAATTACGCCGTTCATACGTTTGGATGGATAAAAAATTTGAAAACTGGAAAAATTTTAAAACCATTTTTGAATCCTTCCGGTTATTATCTGATAGATATATTTGCCAGCGGCATAAGAAAAACATGCCAGGTTCATCGACTAGTTGCGAAAGCTTATATACAGAATCCAAATAATCTACCAGTTGTAAATCATATAGATGGTAATAAATTGAATAATTCTGTATATAATTTAGAATGGTGCACTATTCGAGAAAATATCCAGCATGGTTGGAGAACTGGACTTATGAAACCGAGATTTGGAGTAGATAATTCTTCTAACGTGTACACGGAAGATCAAATCCACGCTGCTTGCAAAATGTTAAGTGAATCTAAGTCTGATACATATATTTCTGAAGCTTTAGGAGTAAATATCACTCTTTTGCGTGATATCAAATTTCGCAACAAATGGTCCCATATTTCTAGCTTGTATGATATCAATAAAACTCCCGTAGGACATAAAGAGATCAGAAATGAAATAATCGATCTAATTAAATCTGGGGAAAATAATGCTGAAATCATGCAAGAAATGGGAATGAATCATGAAACTAAAAACATTAGGCATATTGATTACGTGAGATCATTAGTGAGAAAATCAGCTTCAACGACTATCCCATTTGGGAGTACACCAGAAGTTGATGCTGGTGGAAACGAGAGGCTATAGAATTTATTTCTATAGAAGATATAGTCTATTCTACAGAGAAACTCTGTAGCAGCTATGAAATCAATAGCGACATAGTCCTTGCGAGATTATGTGAATACAAAAGCCAATTCGCTCGGCGTAAGTAATGATCGCAGAATACCGTTGAGACAAAGGGTTCTTCACCCCTCTATGCTGTCTGTAGTAGACCTTGCCTTTTCTAGTTCTAGCGATCCTGGGCAAGGCGGGTATTTGTCACCATTCAACTCAATGAAATCTCTATACTTCGATAATTCATTATATGAAAACAAAATGCATTACAAGATCTCAAAGTATTTAGATGAACTGAAACAAGATCCAGACAGTGAAGAATTAGTAATTAAATGCGATAATGAAACTCAATATAATTCTATTTTAGATAGTTTATTCAAAGCTGCAGATGGTAAGCTGAAGATATGTGGTACATCGAATAATCCGCTAGAGATTATAGTGGAGAAAGATCCACATGATAGTTACAGAAAATTTGATGAGAAATTTGTACTGGAAGAAGAGGACAATGAGAAATGAAATCTTCTGTTAGAGTAAATATCGTACTAATTCCAAATAAGCTAAGAGTAGATATCAGAGCCTCTATGGATGATAAGACGGAATATTATTCTACTACTCAAGAGAATAGTTTATCCGTAAGAATTTATCCATGGATTACAATGTCTATCGTTAGACCTTTTAATGAAGACAAGGTTTGGAATCCGAATGACAGTTTGGCTATGACATCATATTCTCTGCCAATCTTTCTGGATAATCTAACCAGTATACAGCAGGGAATGCTAACTCCCTCTCTGTATAACTACACGAATGAAAGATTGGAACTAAATGCAGATGCTGCCGAGAAGATCAGAAAAGTTTTTATGATTGGAACTACCACCGTAGAATTGAGCGCAGTTGTAATAGAGCAGAATGATCAACATATCGAAGGAATCAAGATGAAATTCAACAATGAAGAATCTGTAGTAGCATTAAGCTTAAACGATATTGAGAGTCTAAGATTCAATCTTTCTCATCTGGATTTAGCTTCGTTTTCTCTATTGAGTTACTTCAATTACTATAAGAAGAGTAATAGTGTAGGAGTTATAAATCCTACGATGGTAGATATCAAACCCAAGTGAAGGAGAGAATTGAAAAATGAAAGTATACGTTGAATTGATTTATAATGATAATATCAAAAGCAGTACTGAGAGTGAATTGGTTTATGATGCTCAGAAAGTAACGGATGATTGTTTTATAGTAGGAGCCAGTGGGATAGAACTGATTCAGAATCCTCAGGAGTTTCTCACTAAGCTCCGAGATAAGATGATCTCCAACGGAGACATTACAATCTCAGATACAGTGATAATGAAGATGGGAGAAATCTATCAATGCTACCCAAATGATATAGAGGATAGCCCGTTGGGCATTCAATCAAAGTTTCAGTGGATAGAGAACAATTTTCTGAGAGATAATTAGAAATAATATAAGAGGGGGATATCCCCCTCTCATATTTATCATAGTAAGAGAAGGTGTAGATTTGATTGGAATAATTCCTTCTGTGAGCAAGACGTATGAGGTCGGTGGATTCATAGATAAAGATAAATATGTAGAAGGAAAATTATATGTAGATAGTGATGGCAGATTATACATGTTTTCTTCTAAGTGTAGAAGGCCTAGTCCAGATACAGGATATTTTCCAATCTATGATGGAAAGAATAAATATGATTCTTCATTTGCAAATAAGAAGTATCTTAAGGATGTAACCATTTTAGATCTAGATAGAATCTCAAATACCATAGATACAGAAGTTGCAAATGATGTAATAATCAAAAGAAAAAAATCCGAGGATCTGGAGATATTGAAACCTTCCATAACTGAGGAAGATAATGCTTTCACCCAGTGTGTTAAAGGAGTTATACTGGCTAAAGAAGTCACTCTGACAGATCTATGTATAATTGCAAACAAAAGAGTTCCTGATAATCTGATAAAGAATTATTACAGTGCCTTACAAAGAATTGCATTTATGAGAACTGAAAAATGGAATGTATGGATAGATTCAATTCTGAATCTAAGCTACGTACTGAAGGTGTATAAAGGAAATAAACTAGTAGTAAAATATTCTCATCCGGAGGAGAAATATGAAGCTGGTATAATCGACTACGAGGCTATATGTCAAAACAAAGATCCTTTGCAAAAAATAATACAGATCGTCTTAGTAAAATTAAACATAAACAAGAATAATCTGAAAGCTGAAGACGTAGACGATTATACGATAAATAATCTTATAACAGCAATAAATAGCAAGAAGCCTATAAGCGCTCAACTGTTTAGCCGATTCATCAAGATAGCAGAATTAAACTACGAAATACTTCTCTATGAGAATAAGAAAATGATCTTCAAATATAAAGAAGATCACAGGAAAGGAAGGTATAAAAATGAAATACTATGACAGGAATAAAGAATTACACGATTCTTATTACAAAATGATTCTTAGCAATATTAAGATTCTATTTAAGAAAATCTTCAAAAAGAAATAGCGTATAGAGAGGGGCTTAAAGCCCCTCTCTATATAAATTCTTATTTTCGTTAATTTTTTACTTAACAATTGCATCCTTAAGCATATCCATGACCTCGATGCTCTCCTTGAAGCTCTTTTTAAGGTCATCCAATGCTTTGTTATAAACGGTAGCAGAGATTTCCTTACTGCCAGAAGATTTGATAGAGGTAGCGTCATAATTATTTGACTTGGGCTTCTCGCTATCTCCACCGGGGATCTCGATCTTAATATCCCTCCAATCCCCAGAGTAATCCTCCTTCAGACCCTTAGGCGTCACGTCAACGAATTCACCATTCTCAATGAAGACAGTATCCAGAATACTATCAACACTTTCGTTGAGAACGATATCCTTCTTCTTATCCTCTACCAACAGCTCAAAGCTAATCATTTCTAAAACTCCTCCTTTAGAGATTTTTTATTTAATCCTTGCTAAAGCGCCGTAATCCACAATTACGATTCTGTCACCTATTTTACCGACGTTGTTCGGATGAATGTCGCTGATTACGAAATTTATATTATTCTTCTTTACTACATCTTCTAATCTCGCTACTACTCTAGCGACATCACCTCGTTCCGTTCTATCAACCGGAATGGCTTTCTCAGAATCTACTGCAGTATAGTGATGATAGAAATTCGTTATCTTAGCTAAACAATCTCCTACTCCTAGTTCAGTAAATTTCTCCGTTAATTCTGCTTCAGTTTTATTCCCAATGATACCAATTTTATTCAGAGCTACTTTAAACACCGTTTCTTTGTTATTGGGTTTAAACACTATCCTGGATTGCCCCATTAAAGGTTCATTGGGATTTACTTCTCCACCTCTCAAATCATTGCTAAGAATCATCATTAAGTTCTTAGCAATATATTTAGAAGGAATTCCTCCCTTTATAGATTTGGCTGCAAACATAGCAGCAGTTTCTTTATCCTTTATAGCTCCTTTATATTTTTCATCCAAGCTATATATTTCTTTGAAAGTCTGCATCATACTATTTATTGCCATCTGTAACTGTAACGCAGTATAGTTAGCGTTGTTAATCATAGCAATCAATTGTCCTCTGTGTTTAGTGTCATCTGGTATCTCTATAGTAGTTATATTGCCGGCTAACTCTGCCATCTCATTTACAGATTTCTGAAATGCCATTAGCTCTTCCATTGTTACGATAATCTCTTTGCTATGAACCTGATTAATAGTATTAGCTAGAAACTGTTTGAAAGATTTAGATGTTATAGAAGCAGCATCTAAATCTCCATTAGCCATACTAGTGAATAGGTTCTTCATTTCATCAATCAGTTTAGGATTCTTTAAATAAGTAAAAGCCAAGCCAACGTTATTATCCTTAGGAGCAACTATAAAAACCAGCTTATTATCCTCTGACAGATGTAGAGTAAGCTTCTTAGCCATCTCTTCAGCATCTACCGGAATATTCAGCTCATCTGCAATCTGATCTGCAGATTTGTTGTTATTTACGAATAAGCTTCTAATCCAATTAATTGCTCTAGTGAAAGTTTGTTTAATCCATTCAAAGATTCTTAGAATTCCATTCCATATCTTCTGTACTAGAGAAGAATTCTTATCCTCTTTAGCATCCTCTAAAATAGTTTTATAATCAAATGATTCAAATACGAATTCACCTATATCATTTTCAAATGGATGTAATTTAAATAGGTCATTCATTCTATACTACCCTCCTCATTCAAAATTATATTTCTCCTTGATGAATTCATTGATGTATTCATGGCTGCATGTGATTATCAATCTATACGTCCTATGTGTATCAGGTCTCAGTACAGTCAATTTCTTATTTATCCAATCTACAAAAAATAATTCGTCGTTTAAAACTTGACCATTTTCTCTGAACTGTATCTTCAAGAATCTCTCAATAGGAATTCCCATTTTCAAATGATGATCTATTGTAACGGTTAGAGATTGATTTAGTAGAGGTAGCAGAGATATGCTATTCTCTCCTGGCTTAAGTTTGAATATAGGCCACGATAATACAGACCATCCAACAGGAAGATCAAAATCTTCAAGATTGATGGTATCAGTGAATATTGTAGAGACAGCAATATTCTCTTTATCAACGACCTGAATACTCTTTTTAAATTCAGGAGAATTTAATGTAAGATATCCGACGGTGTTAAACTCTACTCTCACAGTCATTGAGATATCAAAGTTTCTTCGGATCTGTCCATCTTTAACTCCAGGACCTGCTTGAGGCTCTTGGAATATCGTATCTATATCTGCAAGATAGTACATAAAGAATTCATGATTATTGGAAGATCCTTTGAGTTTATAAGTTATAGGATGAAACCAAATGGAATTCATATAGCGCATAAACTTATACACTGATTCGCTTTCTTCTATTGGTACTTTCGATACTTCTGATAATAGTTTACAATATTCATTCGGAATATATAACTCTAATGGAGCTCTGATAAACTGATTATGGTTTATTGGAATCATGTTATGAATGAAACTCATATAGTTCACTTGCTCCGCATATGATGTAAAAGACATAACTATGTCTAAATACATAACTGCTCTATTGTAATGACCGTGAATCCAGAGTCTGCGTTTTCTATCTCTGGCTAGTTCAATAAGAGAGCCAGTCCCCCATATTGGGTGAGTATTAGTGAATCTAGAATTCATCAGTGTATTAGCTAGAAATCTATTGTCGTCCTGACCAAATTGGATTCTAGGAACTAATACCATTAGAGGCAATTCCTTTTTGTGAAGTTGTCTAGGAAGATGGGTTAATTGTCTACTAGCCAAAGTAGTAGAGGCTGTAACTGTTTTAAACAAATCCTTTGGAAAGATATCTAAAATATATTTCTCTACCACGGATAATACATTGCCATATGTATGAGAAGCAGAAGTATTGCAAATAGCAGCTGTATTGTATATATGCTCACCGTATTCAGCATCAGGGTTTCTGGAATATTGAACCCCAGCTTCCTTCACGTCTGGATTAGCAACTGAAGGATTAGTTTGAGGATCTCGAGTGATCATAATAATTTCACTTCCTTAGTGTGGGATTACCTAGCGGTTTTCAATAAAAAATAAACAAATACGGGAAAATACAATACATTGCTACAGGGGATTATCCCCTGTAGCAATGTATTTGTTATTGATTCGCAGCAATACTTGTCAAAATTTCGGCAATTTTGGAAGAAAAGCAAAATCTATGTACTTTATCCAGGAAAACTAATCTAATTCTAAATTCATTATTAGATATAACTCCAGTAGTTTGTATTTTCTTGGTTATATTCAGAATTTCATTTGGCAATTTTATATCAAGCAATCTTGCTATCTTATCTTCTCTCCAGTTACTAATGGTTTTCTCCCCATATATTGCATAGGCCATTTCAGTGAAATCTAATTTCGTATAATCATTTGCCATTTTCTCAGGTTTTAAATTCCAATATACGGCATGTATTACATTCATCAATACTATAATTTCTGATGCATCAATATATCTATTTAGAATATAAAGGCTATTTATAATCCCATTTTTAAAGAAATAATCCCACCATTCATTTTCTTTTATTTTATTCATCGTTTTTACATGCCCGTATTCATGTCTAAATAGCATCGATAAAACTTTTTCATTCCTAAAACGTTCTGGAAGTAATTCAGGTATAAAAACAATTTTGTATATATCGGAACTTAGATCGAACGTAATTATAGCGTTTGGGTCATTATTATATAACAATGCTTCATTTCTTTTATTCATTTCTATTGTTTGAATTGGTAAAAATCTACATGCAGTAAAAAGTCCAGTATTTGGTTTTGGAATTATTAAATCAACTTGGTATTTTTCTGCCAATTGCTCAATAAAATTTTTTGTTTCATTAGAATTTAATGATTCCTTGATAAATCTATTTTTACAAAAATTATCCTCATCAGAATCCTCTTCATCTAGATTTTCAAATTTGAGTGATTCAGATATGATTCCACCATCAAATGATTTATCCATTTTCTTTAAAACTTTATATTCATTTTTCAGTAATATTGCTAAAACCATTGATGTTCCTTGTGCATTGCAAGGAATCCCGATAAAAGGATTATTTATTTTAATCATACCATCTTTGGATATATTCCGTTTCGATAAAGCTTCATCAATTCTTCTTGTAATATCTCTTTCATCAACTTTAAAATTTTCAAAGCTATCGTCAGTATTTTCCCCAAAAATATTCAATTCAAACATCTTGTCATTCATTTTATTATTCCTCCTTAAATAAGTCTAAATGCATTCCATACCGACTGCTTACACAACTTTCCTTCCATTCTTTTTGGTAATAATCTGATGCATGATAAGGCTCCTTTGTTTCTTTCTTCGTAAGCCCTGGAGGGCCTGGCATTAGCCCCCATGAGTCATGTGTAAGATGATATGTGAGTGGATCCATCCTTCTTTTTAATTCTTTTTCATATTTCATAAAATTAGCAAATCCTCTAAAAACTTTTTCTGCTAATTTATTTTTCCTTTTACTCATTTTACTATCACCTCTTTCATTCCAACTTTAGATCATCCAGTATATATTTCTTTATCTCATTTACGGATAAATCTACTGAATGTATTTTGTCTATATATTTATGCAACTTCTCATAGATATTCAAAGAAGAGTCTAACACAAATTCATACTCTTGAACTACTTCATTATTTGAATCATTTAGAATATTTTCATTTTCTTTTATCAGAGGAGAAATCTTTTTATCATTGAATAGAAGATTCCTGATAGTTTCTCTATATGAATCTTTTATATTGGAAGGAAGTTTGAATATCATTCTGATCTTACCATCTACTTCGTTATTGAATAAATCTTTATTTTCTTCTTTGATCTCTTTAATTTTTTCAATAAGATTCTCCGTACTACTATACACAGGATCTGTATCTTCAAAGGTATAAGTTTTATAACGATAAGCTGCTTTATTCTCTACGAATTCTAACCTGTCATCTTCGATTACATAGTATCCTTTAGACTCTTCTTCGCCGAATGAATTTCTGAATAAAGATCCGACATAGAAAACGTTGGGTTCCAGAGTACTATGAACATGATAGTGTCCATAAAAACAGTATGTACATGAGATTGCCAATTCCTTCGATTTGAATATAGGAGTTTTCTTTTCCATAGTAATGGATTTATTCAATACAGCCATCGGCATTCCTTCAGCAATCACACCATGCCCAAATATGAAATCATAATGTTTCCCAGAATATAGATACTTTTTGTAATACTCTTCTTTAGAAGAGACATATTCTTCTGGGATATATAATACATTTACTCCTGGAAACAATGCTTCCTCTGTAACTGTTTCAATTAGTTTCATATCTACGGAATCAGAATTGAAATGATGATTGAATATTCTATATGAAGAACATTCATGGCTTTCAGTTCCATATATAAATCTAATCTTAGTTTTATTCTTACATAGTTTCACTAGATAAGAAACTACGTTGACAGCTAAGGAAGTATACTCCTCATTAGTCTTCAATAATCTATGGAAGAAATCTCCTGTGAAGATAATAACATCCGTCTTATGAAATTTCAATTCATTGTCAAAAATAGTAGTGAGAACGTTATAGACGTATACAGTATCCTTTATAGAGCCTATATGAATATCACTGAGAACTACGATTCTCATGTTTAAAATCCTCCTATATAAATGGCTAAATATAGAAGGGGCTTAAAGCCCCTTCTATATTATTTATTCTACGAATCTAAAATTTCAATTTGGTTCTTTGCAATTTCCCACCCAAGATAATTCCAGTTATATCTAGCATCGTTATACTTCTCTGGAACATATTCTTTAGTAATTTTAACCTTGATTGCTTCCAGCTTAGCTTTGATAGGAAGCAACTTCTGCTCAGCGATTTCATACTGGGCTGGATTCTCCAATAGCTCAAGAAGAAGTTTCTCTCTAATAGCTTCCTTAATCAGAAGCTCGGATAACTCTTTAGCCAATTCCTCAGGAATTTCAAAATGATCAATTACGCGATCCATTTTATTACTTCCTTTCTATTTATTGTAAAATATTACTGAAGTAGTTTGAGCAATTCCTCATTTAAAGATTTAATGCCTTTAGTTTCAACTACTAGAGGCTGAGCGGATTTATTCACGATGGCATGATTCCCATGCATCAGAGCAATTGTCATGAATATCATATACTCGATATTCTCCAATGCTAAGAGTGCAGGAGCATAATAGTAGTTTATCCAAGAATTCAAGAATAATCCGATATTCAGATTATTGAAGATAGGATGAGAGGTTTTAATGAAATTCAACAATCCCTCAAAGCTCTGAATATCTGAAGAATTAACATTATAAGAATCTTCAATCTCCTTTACAATCATCTCATCTAGATATCTAATATCTCTCTTAGCTAGTATTTCGATATTCTCTCTAGAAGAGGTGGAATTAAAAACGTTCAAGAGAAAGAATTTGTTAATCCAATACTGAACTTTGTCATACAATTCTTTGTTCGTGGGAATAGAATATTCTTTGGCAAGAATTCTACATACGTATTTCGTATAGAGTTCCATCAGTGTAGATTCCAGATAAGAATTGGAAGTTAATTTGCTATAATCGTTCTTTAGTGCTACCGCTATAACGCAGCCGAGGAGAATATCCCTGAGTCTATCTGGGGGAAAGTTTAGGTAGTTATCTTTCCTATTGATTGTAACGTAAGAATCCACGAAAGCGAAGGCAGAATATCCTTGAGTTTTAAGATTGAACACGAGAAAAGGGATAGCTTTATTAATGCTACTCATCTGATCTTTGTTGTATATCAGCTTGACAATTCCATTGTCCCATCCCTTTACAGCTGCTCTGTAAAGAGAATTGGAATACTGCTTAAGCTGGATATAAGAAGTTTCAATATCCTCTTTGGTTAGCTCTTTTACTAGAACAGATCCTTCCATTGATTTCTTAATCAGCTCTCTGGCTCTTTCAGATGGATTTTGCCCGCTTAAGCTCTTCATATCCTGATAAATCTTTGAATTCGATAAAGAGCTTTCTCTATAGATACCCATTTTATCTATTTCCTCCTATACAAGTAGAATTTATTACTAATATCTTATGAACTCGTGGATTCATAGGATACGGTAATAAATATACTAGAACCATCACTAGTGCAATTCATGAATTCAATCTTCCATCCATCTTTGAATCTAGCACTCATATCCGCATAAAAGGAATTTACTTTACTCATCAAATCATTATCAGTAGGAGCATTTCTTGTCTTAGCGAATACTACAGAAGAATATTTTCTCATTTTAAATTCCTCCTAACAAAGTATACTTCATAACATTCATTAGAGAAAACAATTCTAGTTCTTCCAGTAGAGAATACACTTCATGTGGATATGGATCTTTTCTAAACAGCATATCTTTTTTAAAATTGATCAGAGAATAATCTGTTACAATTGTAACTAGTCTTCTTGTCAGCTCTAGAGAATCTCTTCCTTTTAGAAGTTTTTCTTTCAGGTTTGGTTTTATACTACTAAGGTGAGAATATATGGATTCTATAGTCTTGAACTCCTGGAGCAGTTTTAAAGCTCCCACTTCTCCAATTCCTTCTATCCCAGGGATATTATCAGATCTATCCCCCATTAACATCTTTAATTCAACCCATTGATTTGGATATAGTCTATACTTAGAATACATCCAATTTTTGTCAATCAATTCTTTATTCTTCAATGAATAGATATAAACGTTATCATTTATCAGTTGATATAGATCTCTATCAGAAGATACTATAATCATATTCATATCATTCTCTGTAGCATAACTAGAAATCATTCCAAGTATATCATCAGCTTCATACTCCATATTATTGATGAAAGGAAATCCTAGTAGAGAAGCCAACTGGTTACAATATTTCATTTGAGTAACAATATCCTCATCCATAGGCTTTCTATTATTTTTATAGGAGGCACATAGCTTTCTTCTGAAGGTCTTTTCTCTACTAAGATCATTTGCTAACACGATATAGTTTGGGGTTAAGTTATCCATTATCATCTTCATTTTGAAGAAAAAGGATTGAATTGCATTTACATTGATTCCATTGAAGTTTATCAATTTCTCTCCATAATAGGAGCCGTATACCATGTTATTGAAGTCTAATCCGATGATCAATTCTCTCATAATAAAAATCTCCTTTTTAGATTAAGAAAATCATTTCTATAGAAAAATATATAGAATGAAATCAGAAAATGTTCTGTGTTTCAAAACGCCATTTCCAGTAGCACATTAACTCAGAAACATACAGTATTCGCTCGGGGTCAAAAGATAAATTTTGATATTGAGAAAACTCATTCTGCCGTTTCTAATTCCACATTAATAGAATTTCAATTTACATTTATCAATACCGCATTAACAATGTATCTACGAAGAATTATTGATGATTTCAGTCTAAAATTAGATTATAGAAAAATCACTTTTACATTTTCCAGTATCGCATTAATTTATGCAATTTTTTGTGTAATAAAATATCGATATAATAGAGAGGGGGTTTAACCCCTCTCTATCATATTCTATCTGATTTAAGGAAGGAACATTTCCTCACTGTTGACCTTTATGCTTTCAAACGGCTGAGTGGGATCAATCTGCAGGAACGGATGTGCATTGACGTTAACGTTAGAAATGTATTCATCCTCGCCTAACTCCTGAGACATTACGTTATTAACCTTGAACTTCGTAAACCTCTTATGAGTGCTATTAATAGGACCGGTATTAGGCTTAAAGTTTTTCAAAGCTTTGATAATCTCTGCAGATACTAACCTTCTCACCCAAGCAGCATCTACCAGCTCATGAAGGAAAGCATCCTCAGCAGGAGTTTCTTCCAGCTTAGGAGTTCCATAAAATATAGCATCCCTAACTAACTTCTTTCCTTCAATAGAATCATCGACGATAAATTTACCAGTGATCCTAATATACTCTGGAGGAACTCCAGGAGCAGTTACAGCCAATACTCTCTGAGGATTGATGGCTTCATCAGATCGGAAGAATTTCTCTTTACTGATTGCTTTATCCTCAATCATATCAGTGGTAACCTGGAGCCAGTTAGGTGCGGCGTAAGGAACGTTGGTAATAGCAAGTACTCTACTAGGAATAGCAGAGGTAAACAATTCATCTCGCCCAATACTTCTATTAGCAATCTTAATAGAAGTAATAGCCCTATCTGCAATTTTATCAGTAGTAACGTTTTTGTCAATGATATGACCTTCAGCAATAGAGTTATTAGCAATATGACTTCTTCTAACAGCTCCAGCTTTAATCATGTTATCATCTACTTCTACCCACTCAGGATCATCACCGGTTCCTCTAACGGCTAATACTCTATTAGAGACAGGAGAGCTTCTAAGCTTATCAACTCCAATAGTTCTATTCTCAATCATTCTACCATTGATCTGTCCCCAAGATGCGGGCATATCCTTATCCTTGGTAATCAGAACTCTGTCATCCTCTTCTGCAGGTCTAAGCTTAGAAAGAAGAATAGACTGATCAGGAGCAGCTCCGATAGATAGGGTACCAGCATCCAGCATGGAAGAATCAACCTTCTTGAATACCACGTTGCCATGCTCATCTGTAGTTAATACGGTATTCAGAACAGCTGAAGGTTTCATCTTGAATGTATCAATGGTAGAATTAGCGATCTGGAGATTTGTAATGGTTTCATCAGCAATTCTATCAGCATTGATAGAACCTTTGCTGATATGATCATCGGTGATGGATCCATTAGCAATATGCTTGCCAAGAATCTGCCCCCACATAACACCATTATTTTCTTTAGAGAGTAGAACCTTATCCTTGTCAGGAGGAGTTACGATAGCTCTGATATCGGCTAGCTTTCCGAGAATGGTGGCAGAATTAGAATTCAGCTCATCAATCTTAGAAGTTACCCACTGAGTATCTGCAATGCTGTTATCGTTGCTATTGATAGCTGGAGAAGATTTAAGTTTAGGAGTTGTAAGAGTTAGATCGGCTACAAGATGCTGAGTGTTAATAGTGGCGTCAGGGATTTTAGCACTCGTAATACTGCCATTAGCAATCAAAGCAGAAGTAATACTATCCTCTTTGATATGAGAAGTTGTAATACTATTCTCCTTGATATGTTGAGAGTTGATCATTCCCCAGATAGGAGGATCATTGGCTAATCCACTCAGAAGAATTTTATCGTTCTCATTATTCTCTTTCTTGAGTTTATCGATTGAAATATCTCTGATCTTGTCATTGGTTACTGCTTTATCGATGATATGCTCCGTATGAATGGCATTGTTGGCAAGAGAATCAGCTCCAATACTACCGCCTTTAATCAGAGCACTCCAATTGACGGAAGGATTGAAATGATCTAACTCCAATGATTCTTTTACAATCGAAGAGGAAATTGTATGAGTTTCTCTAAGAGGATCGTATTCAATCTTCGTAGAGATATCGGCTGTATTCTTCGCAATGTAATTAGGAACGATATCCTTCAGAGGAATTCTAGTAGGCTCTACGCTGTTATGGAAGTGAATGATAAGTTCCTTCGTGTTCTTATCTAATCTAACTCCTATAACAGTTCCACTCAGAGGAATGCTAACCCTTGTAACTTCACCGGTAGAATCATAGAGATCAAAATTTCCATCCCTGATGTTATACGTGCATCTAGTGAAAGCTTTACTAGCTTTAGCATCTACCCTAGTTAGATTCCCATAGAGAGTTTCAAATTCATATCTAGCCGCCATACTGACAGGTTTATCCATATCAGAGGTATTATCTACACTGCCTAACCCAATCTGATCTTTAGTAACTACATGAGGATTATTTTTATCATCTAAATGAGTTTTAAACTCATCCTTAGAGATAGCTCCAATCTGCTCAGTAGTAACCTCATGCGGATTGTTTTTATTCTCTATATGGGAATCTAATTTAGGTTTTAACTCTTCATTGAGTATTCGGGTGATCGCAAGCTCAGCTGCATTAGCAGCATAGGTCTTGATCTGATTGAATTCTCTAGTGACAGCTCTTTGAGTCATAACTCCACTTTCACTGTCACCGAGATCATCAAACAGAGTGGGTCTGCCAAGGATCTGACCCCATCTTACTACACCGAAGTCAGGATTGACAGTTCCATCTGAACTCATCAATCCTAAGCTCATAAGAAGTTTTCCAACAGCTCTCTCAGTGGGAATCCTCTGATGGCTCATGTTTTCAGGTTCAGTAGGAATCTTCATTCCTATTTCAATAGAACCTACGCTACCTTGAATCCCGCCATAAGTCATTAGGAAGTTAGCTGGCTTTCCCTCGACTATTGTCTGTTTAGATTTAAGCTCCCTTTTAATGTCAGAAATTATCTCTAGAAGACTCTGTGCATTATTCTCCCAGGTTTCTTTAACTGCTTCGAATACGGTAATGGGATATATATTCCTATGATTTCCTTTAGGTCTAAGAGGAATTCCAGAATCTTCATAAGCTGTAGTTTGGATAATTTCCTTACCAATCAAACCCATTCTAAATCATGCCTCCTTTACGGGAGGCAGTTCTTCTTCTGCCTCTTTAAACTTCTTTAATACTGCCTCTTTATATTGAGGCAATACGTCATTGATTGAATAGGTTCCACGTTTAATGATTCTGCAATAGTAGTTAACAATGGCCTCTGTATTACTCATTTTTATCACTTCCTATCCTAGCGAGTAGTTACGATAATCTTGGAATTGGTATTACCGTAAACCAGAGAACATGGGCTATTGGAAGGGTAAACCTGATTCATAGTAAACATTATAGTTGCATGAGATCTAGTAACGTTAATCCTCACAGGATCTCTCAGAGTAATTAGCATACCATTGCCCATTAGAGCTTTGAACACTCCACTGATTCTAACCGTAGGCATGACGTTCTTGAAGTACTTATAGTGAATATTGAAAAGAACTTTGTTAACAGCTCCCTTAGCATCAGGAGTGCAATCCTTCTCAATAGTGAAACCGATGAATTCGCCGATGCTATCTTCGCCGTTACCCTCAAATACTTCATCGATGTTGATAAGACCATCCTTATCCATCTTAGAATCATCTGAAGGATGCCTGTGGTCAGCTCTAGCGTAATATCCGTTATCAGTTCCTCTAAATACAGTTCCATCCATAAGAGGATCGACGTTAGACGCTCTAGCATGCCCGAAGAGAGCAACCGTAGCAACTCCAAACGTAGATCCACTCGGAGAGGTATGTACCTTAGGAGCCTTAGTGAGATCAAGATGTCTGCCCATGTTAGCAGATAAGGCGGCGTTAGGATTCGTAGAATCAAGGGCATCAATTACGTCATAGCCGCTCAACTCAGAAATCATTCTAATGACGTCATCAACATCTGCTTTCCTCTGGTTGAGAATCCTACCCATGTTGGCAGAGAGACCCCTGTTAGTCTCATAGCTAATCAGACTATCTACTACTTGCTTTTTGACGAATTCAGTTGTAGCCAATCTGGTGGAGTTATCAGATACAGCCTGAGTTACTGCAGTAGGAGCTCCTCTCAGGTTCAGAGAGGTAGACAGTTCCATCCCAGTGATACTAGAGGGAATGATATCAGCTCTGATTCTATTATCGTCCTCGATGATAACGTTGATATGCTCTCCCGTACTACCGGAGTATTGAAGGATAGATTCAATGGGAATTCTGGAAACTTTTCCGTTATCGAATTTAAATACCAATTCAGAAGTCGTCTTGTCGAACGTAACGCTCTCGATACCACCGAGCTGCATGGCAACAGAGATTACGCTATTATCGGAGAATCTGAATTCAAGTTTTCCGGTAGCTTGGTTCCAAACTACATCGATGATAGAATTGGCAACCTTACCGAGTTTACGATTAATCTCATCTAATGCTTCCTGTACAGGAATGGAGATAGGCTTATTAATGTCCTTTGTGTTATCGACGTTGCCCAGGCCAATCTGGTCTTTCGTTACAGCATGAGGATTCATGAAATTGTGGATGTGATCGTCAAAAGCAGCTCTCTCGACTCCACCTATCATAGTAGGTGTAACTCTATGAGGGTTATTGAAGTCATTCATATGAGCGAATAGATCTGCCTTTAATCCTGCAACTGTAACTCCGATATTATTCAAACCCACAATACTCTGCTGGATAGCATCAAGAGCCGTAGTAACAGCCTTCTGAGTCATGTAACCATCAGAATTATGCCCAGGGACATGATACGCTTTTGGATGATCTTTGATATTCTCCCAAATTACAACTCCAGGAGGAAGACCTTTACCCTCTTCAACTAGATCCAAGAGAATATCCCACAGAGATCTCCAGGTAGTGTCATGGTTATTGTCAGTGAGCTTAATGAGGATATCAGAGGTAACTCCTCCTACTGGAACTCCAACTCCATCCTGTCCATCAAAGTAGTCTATACCCTTCTTAGGAGTATATCCATCTTTGCCTTTAATATCCATTGGATCTGGAGGCACTACTAGGGAGGAACGCTCCCAAACTAACAGACCTTCAGAGTTGATAGAAGGTCTCCAGAGCTGATCACTAACTCCTCCACCTATCTCATCGCCCGCATTACCGGAGAACAGCTTGAGGAATCTACCTTGCACCCAAACAAACATTGTGGTGTTAGGATACTTAATAACCATATCTCCAGCTCGCATGGTGGCACTGCCAACCTCATGCCAGATAATACCAGGCCTTTTGATCCAGATGCTAACATCATTGGATTCGTTGACAGTGTAATCAGTCATAGGCTTCAGAGCAAAATAGATTAAGGAAGGATCCGGTACATCCGGAAGTACATCTGCATGAGATAGAATGTAATTTGGATTCCAGTTAGCAGGATGATAGTTGACCAACTTAGCAGTGTTGGTTCTATCGTCCCACTCGATATTCAGGTAGTTGAAGAACGTTTCCCTCAGAGCTGCAAAGAAGTCATCAATCTCTTTCCTCGTATACGTTCCAGCCTGATGGGCTGTTACATTATGAGGATTATTAGTATTTAAAACATGATCTTCAAAATCTGCCTGGCTTGCCTTAGCGTTCCATCTAGCTCTCTCAGCAGGAGATACGTGTAAAGTGGTATTCAAAGCATGAGCGTTAAGAGAGGTAAGTGGAGCCATTCCGTTCCACCTAGTCCTCTCTATATCGCTAAGATGCATTTCTCTATTGGAGATATGAGCATTCAAAGAAGCTGTAGTAGCCTTCTGATCTAAAGCATCACCGATTGCCTTCTCAGAGAGAAGGTTTTTATGACTTCTCTCATGAGGTTCTACGACAGCTCTAACTACCTTTGTCTGACTGACCTGACCATCTACTCCTGTAAACGTTAGAAGGTTACCAGGTACACCGCCGCCAATAATCCCTTGCTTGTTACTAATAAGACGATAAATAGCCTCCAACTCATCCGCAAGAGTAGATGAGTTGTCAGACATATCTTTCTTAATAGCTTCATACACCGTAATTGGATATGTATAATCGAAATCATACGGTGGGATTTCGGCAGGATTAGGGTTCAGCCATATTCTATCTTGGACGATTCTTTTGTCTCGTAACTGTCCCATTATGACAGATCCACTCCTTTACTTAGCATTAAACTGTGCAAAATTTATACAAGGGTTGGTGGTGAGCCCCATGAAACTCGAGGTGGGAGACCTTGTTCAGATAGCAGAAACCGCTGTAGACGTAGTAACAGGTAAACGACCTAGATATGATGACCCATACGTAGAAGGAAGATCAAAATGGGGCACCGTGCTGAATATAATAGATAATTTCAAAACCAAAAATATTAGTGGTGTAATTAATGAAATAACTAAGATAGTGATAGGCGATAAATCAGATGGTATAGTAAAATGGCAAGTGCAAGAAAAAGATGTAGCAGATAATGTGATTAAAGCATCTAGGGCAGATTTGATAAAAAAAATCGCCGACGAAGTTGATATATCAAAAAGAGCAAAAGCTTTGTTAATGGGTACAACTGAGGATGCCGTAGTATCTATAGCTAAGAAATTAGGATTAGATTCTGACTCAGTAGATGCTATAATGAGAGAAGTAGGTTTATCCGATGCAACTAATGAAGGAGCTGGAGTATTGCAAAGTATCGTAGGAGGATCCGATGATCCTGGGGATCCTTACGCTACTACAGTGAAATCTTCTAAAATTGATAGTGGCGGTCCTACTAGTAGTACAGTTGTAACCGGAGAACTGACAGATCCCGTTCCTCCTGAAACTAAAGAAGTTCCAGATAATCCTTTTGTAAAAGATGAAATAAAGCAGATGGAACCTATTTCGTTTGAGCCGAATCTACTTGGAGTAGATATGAAAGTAGCTACAGATATAGAGCGAATTGGAATCCGTACTGCAATGAGCAATGAGAGTAAACGGCAGATAATGCTGAATATGGGTACCGAGAATATTCAGAATAATTATCAATTTCCCGCTATGGCTAAACCAGCTGATGGTTTGAAACCTGCTAGATACGATTACAAGATTAACTTAGGCGACGACAGGTATCCTCTAGTGAGAAATATGGAAGATGAATTGATGAAGTTCAGAGCCTCTGTAGGATTACCTGTACATGGTAGCACTGATATCGCTAGGGCTATGAAGTATTATATGTATAACAGATTTAAGACTCCTGATATCAATTTAGCTCATACAAAATCTTTCACTCATATCTTCTTTACAAGACCAGATCTGAATATACTCGAGTACAATGGTGGAGCTAATAAGCAGACTAGATCTAATACAGAAAGTGCAATGATATGGAAGAGACATCCAGATCTATTTAAGTTGCTAACTGACTATAGACGCTGTAAGGATAATAATAATTTCAACATGTTATTGTCTAACCAGTGTATTAGTTTTGATATAAAGGATGAGAGTCTATCTACATTAGATGTCGGAAGAAGCTGGAGTGGGCATGAGATGTCTTATGGCGATAGATACATGGGAAACTCCGCAGATCAATTCTCATGTACCTTTACTGAGACATCAGATTATTCTGTAATTAATATGATAAAACTCTGGATAACTTATATAGACAACGTTAGCAGGGGCTCTTGGGTCCCTTCCTATAATTTACAGGGTTCTGGAGTTAGCACTCAGATTAATATGAGTCATATTTATACTAGAAGCTTAGACTATGCAGCTTCTTGTTATGCTTTCAAAATTGCTCCAGATGGAGAAGACATTCTATATTGGAGTAAATATTATGGAATCTTTCCTATTAATACAGGAGCTAATGCCTTAACTTGGAATCTTGAAAATACTAGCGGGGGACCTGTCAATCTCAATATCACGTTTAAGTATTCTTTTAAACGTGATATGTCCCCTATTAGTCTATTGGAGTTCAATAGAGCTGCTAACATCGTCGATGAACAGGATGCTGTTGCAGAAGCCTCTTTTAATCCTAATTACGGATTGTGCTCTAGACCTTACGTCGGAGCTCCATATATAGAAATGAAATTAGATGACGAAGTAAAATCCTTTCCAACTAGAAATTCTACTACTATGGGTCCCAATGCTTCTAAGGTTATTCTTAGATTGAAATTCAGAAAAGATTGTGGAGCCGCTGCATTAACAGATGAAACTATGTATAGAAATACTCTAGTGAATAGAGGATCTAATAGAGCTGCTAATAATGATCTAGTGGCTACTGGAAAGAAGATGTTGAAAGATGCAGCTGACTATGTAGCAGATAAATTGAATAATACTCTTACTAGAAGTCTGGGAAGATTAGCAGGTTCTACCATTAAAAGAGGAATAGATCTGATGAGGAAGAAAACTACTCCTCCGCTTCAGCAAGGTAATAACGAAACATATACAGTTTGAAATATTGAAGGGAGTGCTGTAAACCTATGATTGAAAAAGTAGGAAATGATAATCTGATAGTTCAGAATTATACAAGTAATTTTGACATAAAAGAATACATCCAAAAAGAATTAATTCCGAAGGCATTCCCTGGAATTCCGATGAATAAACTTAACCTAGGTTTCACAGGGATAGTTTCTGAATTAATGTCTAATTCTATGGAAGATGTATTCAGTACAGCTTCATTGATATCTAATGAGGCTTTCATAACTAGAGCCGTATTGCCTTCCTCTATATACTCCGAAGCTGCTCTATATGGATTGGGATATACATTCGCAACTCCTAGTAGGGCTAAGTTTGCAATGCAGCTTTGGTTGGATGATGTTATCAACTATTCCACTACCGTAAGAAATTCTCCTGTAAAGAGATTTATCTTAGATAAAGATACTAAGCTTGTATTAGGAGATATTTCATATAGATTGGATTACGATATCATCATAGATCATCAGATTATAGATGGAAATAGGATTTTCAATGTCTACTATGATACTACCGAATCTAATTCAATTAGTATCGTTACTTCTAAACATATCACGCATCAGGTCACTAGTATTGGATGGCTTGTGCTATTATTGGAGCTGCAAGAATATGACAGAAAATTTGACGAGCACGTTATTTCGGATAATCTTAGTACTACTAACTCTGACATTTATCTTCGCTGGACTTCGCAGATTGCTGGGTTGGATTTAGTTTACGTTACTCCAGGAGGAGAAAGGCTTAGTATGATGAAGAAAATTCAATATACTAGACCTGAGCAATCTCCTTTCGTATGGTATAATTTTCACGACGATAATACAATCTGTCTTAGCTTTAGCGGTAATAGGGGGTATTTCCAACCCGCATTCAACTCTAGGATTGAATCTACCATCTATACATGTTTAGGAAGTCGAGCTAACTTTGACTCATATGACAATAGATCCGCTGTTCCAGTAATCAGAAGTAGTAAGAGATTTGAATACAACGGAAGTACTCATGCAGTTGCTATCTGTTTCAGTGGCAGTAAAGGCGGAATGGATAAAGGAGATATAGAGCTATTACGAGATGACGTCATTTTAGCTCATAATAGCGTTAATGCAATCATGACGGATAGAGATCTAGAGCTCTGGTTTAAGAATTATGCCAGAAGAAATAACACTAGATCTGAATTCTTCAAACGACGCGATGATCCAACTGGGAGACTATTCTCTCAGTTTATCACTGTAAACGATAGCACTTATACATTCTCAACCAATACTCTGAATATAGAAGTAAATCATACAGATTTTGACTATATTAGATATGAAGAAAATAAAATAAAAGTGGATGATGATCATTATAGATTCATCCCAGAAGAATATGTAATTACTCCTGGGCATCTGTGGGAATATGTAGACGATTCCAGAACTACTGTTAGGATGATTAAGGCTATAGGAGAAGATAGAATGGCAATGGTTACAGATGAAGCTCTTCCTCCTATAAATGAGGATAGACCTTTCATGTTCTCTAATCCATTTTACATTAAGATTCATAGAGATCCAACTGTCTCAGTGAATTACAATGTAATGATAAATCATACTAGCTGGCCCATCGATATTCCTATAAAATCAGATTCATTCTTCAGATTCCAATTGGCCAACTTCTCTATTGAGAGAAGTATAAGTAAAAGACTAAATAATAGATATCTGATTAAAGCTATTTGCGTTCCTGTAATTAGTCAATCCAATATCAAGTATATAGAGGGAATTGGAAATGAATTTCCTACTATAAAAAACAATCTTAGATTGATTTTGATTACTCGAAGTAAGGTAAGCGGTGAAACTGGATATATCGAGATGATTCCAATTGAGAAGAGAACTGCAGGATCAGTCTTGTTTGAAACCACTATAGCAGTTCATGATGAACTAACCAAAGATGGTTTGCTCAGAATAGATAGGAAGAGAACTGGTGACATTAGAGCTCTATTGACAGAGGATATCTACATGGATGCTATGGAAACCTCCTTCCATTTTGCAGTATTATTCAAGGATAATACTACTAAGACTTCTCTATTCAACGATCCGGATTACGTTGGTTATACTATGACAAATAGATTTAGTAATGATCCACATCTACTGAATCTATATTCTCCAATGAATATGATGAGGCATAATAACTACTTCACTGGAAATTCTCCTGTATATGAAGTAGATCCATTTTCGTTAGAGCCGGTATTAGAGAATGATAAACCTAAGCTTATAGAAGGCGGATATACTCTGCATAGCTCTCTAGTGCCGTTGCTGAAATATGACATCCCATTGAATGAGTACATGATGACTAGATTCATTGGAGCTTTCAATGATCAATACGAAGCAGTTGCTCCAGTATTATCTAAGCTAGAAGGGAATACCTTCTTAGACTTTAAGCTCTTTAATACATACGGGAGATCCAATAACTATTACATTGGACCGAAGGATGGATCTGACGTATTATCCGACTCGGATATTCTGTTGGATAACGTTTACGTGAAATTGAAATTGCGTTTAGCGGTATACGATAGATCTGCTTATCTTCAGACAGCAGAAGCTGTTGAGAACGAGATCATTTCCTACTTTGAATCACTAGGAAGCGAGCATCATGATATCCATGTATCAGATTTAATTCACTTAATCAAAGAAAATCATCCTAACGTGTATTACGTCAGATTCTGTGGATTTAATTCCTATGATGCTAATAAGCAATCTATCTTCACAAAACATTCCGATGCTTCTGAATTATCCAAGAATCAACTAATGTCCTATACTCCGGAAATAGTTAGATTGGATAAAGATAGCATTGAAATTATAGAAGAAATATAAAAAAAGAAAGGATAGTGAAAATAAATGGCAAATCTCACTGAGCTTTATGATTCTCTGAAGAATGATGTAAATCCCCCGATTAGTAACGTAGGAGGATTTAATAAGAACAAGTTTGATACTCTAGCTAAACAGGAAGCTGATAAGCTCTCTAACTCTTGTGCAAAGAAGATTCTTCTCGATATCTATTGTAGAGTTATTCCTCTGGATTCTGATTACGTTAAGAGGAATATGGGAGTAATGAAGCAGGATGTAGATTGTATGCTGAAGAACAAGGATCAGACTCCTTTGCAGTATTTCACTTCTAAGTACGATAAGACTGAGGCTCCTCTGTTGGAGTTTATTATCCGAAATTGCAATCACATTGGGAAACAGTACATGGAAGCTGCAGATAAAGTTGCCGTAGATGCCAAGGAGAAGGATATTAACGCAGCTCCTCCCTCTGTATCTGCTGATATCGTAGATGCAGATTCTCAGGTAGAAGATATTACTGGTAATGAAGAGAAGGACGTTAGCGGTGATAATGAGTACGAGCAGTTCATTGAGAAGATCAAGAAGAAGACTATTGCTAGGGTAATTAGTGAAGTTAGTGATCTAATCAATGCTAAGAAGGAAAATAAGAAGACTGAGATTAATTTTGGGGAATCTGCTGTAGGAGTTGCTACAGATTATCTCAATAAGAAACTTTGGAACGAGAGTACAGAGCTAAATCCTGAGCAGAAGGAAATGGTAATCGGAATGGCTATTAGAGAGGCTACTCTGAATATCATCGATTCTGTATTAAGCTCTGAGGAGAATTTTACTCAGTATAGAAATGGAATTAACTTCGGGAAGGGAATTGTAGTAAATGAATCTGCTGTAAACTATATCAAAGAAATGGTATAAATATAGAGGGGCTATAAGCCCCTCTATATTTATTTTTATTTATCGCTTCTTAGAGCAAAAGCAAACAAAGCATAGTTTACCGTATATCTTCGATATGAAGACATATATTCTAATAGTAGAGTAATAGAAATAATGATGAAACTATTGTCATTATTTCTATTATTCTTCTCTTAAGATGAATCCCGTCTTAAGAGAGTTACATATTAAGGGGATGCCTTCCTGCCGATAGGCTCTAAGCAGGAAGAAGATATAAGAGCCTATTACCGGGGATATGAAACTATATCCCCGCTTATTTTTTTATTTTTATATTAATGCGATATTAGAATGCACAAATCATTTTTTTCAAATATAAATGCCGTTTCTAGAAGCGCATTAATAAAAAAATAAATAGGGCGATTATTTACCCTATTTATTTTTAAGCTATAAATGATTAGCTATTCTTACTTTATCAGCTATCCATAAAAATTCTTTGAAATCAGGAATAGACAGACTATCTAAAAGAGGAAATCTCTTAATTGATAGATTATCATCATAAATTATCATTTTCTCCATAGAGCAAACTTCATCAGTTTTAACAAACCAAACACTGTCATTCTCTAAACATATTCCGGCATGAGAATCTTTTGGTATAATGAATATGCCGAAATCTTTATTGTAATCAGCATACCAATCGCCGGCATCAATCCTATGTTTTTCAAAATTATATGTGTCTTTAAAAACATGCTTAGACGTAAATCCATAGTTTTGATAATGATCCTTGATGCTCATCAACTTATTCTTCAGATCTTGAAACGTGTAATCCATTATTTATTCCTCCTATCAAAAATAAATTACTACATAGAAAGAATATATAATTTTATAAAAATAAATGGAGCGCTAGATGCGCTCCAGGCCCATGATCTCCTCGAGGATAGTGGGGCCCTTTTCTCTATCCTCGAAGAAGCTCATGGGCCCGATCATTTCGGAGAGAGGCCTAGGACATACGGTACTCTCCCCGAACCTCTCGCGGTATTCTAACATCTCATAAATACCGCGGTGATACACCATTACGGTGCTCCACGCTGCCTCTGCCCCAAGGCAGAGGCCCCATTGCTCACAATCGGGGATCACGAAGATCCCTAGCTCCTTGCTATAGTCAATGTGCCACAACAAGGAGCTAGCGCGCTTGCCATAGTAAGCGCGCTTATAGTAACGGCGATAGTGCCGCCACTTCTCACTCCGGAGGCCATACGCCTCCGGAGATTTCTTGATCTCAAGAAGCTTTCCTTTGAGATCAAGAAACGTGAACTGGTTCACCATATCAGTCACCTTCCTTTCTATATAGAAAATATATCCATATATATAGCATTTATACGGTAAAAATATAGAGGGGCTTAAGCCCCTCTATATTTATATTTTGTTATTTAGAAGATTTACTAAAGATTTGCTGAATGTAGGAGTATTGATTAATTACTGTTTCATATGTAAAATGCACCAGAGGCACATAGGCAGTAGCCAATACTTCCTGATAGATGGAAACAATGCTTCCGACGTTACCAATATTCTTGGTATTGTCGTCGTTATTTGTTTCAGCGGCAGTAGGCTTATTTCCTTCTTTATTCTCTTCTGGCTTAACTTCATTCTTAGCTTCAAGAGGTTTATTTGTATAGGCAACTACTTTAGCTTTGAGAGAATTTGTAATTTCATTAACCGCACTTTCTGCAGCAGCAAACTGTTGACTCAGTGTACCAGCTTCATCCACGGTAGAAACCCAAGTAGCCATATGTTGTTTCAGTAAAGCATTTGTGTTGATCTTGATCTTCTTCGTGGCACCTTCAGAGTTTGAATTGTTATACAACAATCTACTCTTATAGACTCTGGCAGTCTTTTCTTTATCGGCATTATCATTCTTATTGACGAAGATAGGAGCAAATTCATCCGCCAGTAGAGATTTATAACAATCCTCTCTAAACTTAGATAAATCGGTTATTTCTTCAATCTTTATGGAGTTAATGAAATTCTTAAACTTGGCTAAGTTAACTGCACTACCGGTTCCAATAGTAGACTTGTAATCCAGTACCTCTATGATGTCATCTGGATCTGGTGGCACTTTATCAAACTTAGCAGCCAGTAACTTTTCCTTTCTATCCTTAACCCACTTCTGAGCAGCCTTGAATTGATTTGTAGTGAATAGTCTCTTAGCCTTCTCGAAGAGAGATTTAATCATAGCTAAGATCTGATTGATTATTTCATTAATCCTCTTACCATCAAATGCTTCGGCGAAATATCCTATATTCTGAAACTCTGGGAGGGATTTGCAATAATCGTCGCAAGCTTCCAGGTACTGCAAATAATCTTTGTCGATGTGCTGCCTCTGGTTGGTCGTCATTCTAGTGGTATCTGGAACTGCACAGGTAGTAGCATCGTTAGCAGCTGCGATAGTATCTCTCAACCACTCCTCAGGGGTTCTAATAAAGAAGCTATCACCTTCATTCTGCTCAGTATTCTTCAATAGAGCGTTCAGAATTCTTTCCAGCAGAGTAGCCTTCTGACAAATAGCCAACATAAGCTCTCCATAGAATCCACGAAGAATACTAGCCATTTCACTCAGATACTTATTAAACATCAATCCTTTTGCTTTAGTATATTCAGTTTTGGCAGATTCATAATCACGATTAAGATTTGTAATAATCCAATTGATGCCGCTGCTAGCATATATGAAGAATACATAAAGATCCAACAGATGATCTCTACAATCGTTAATATCTTTATAATTTACTTCTGAATGGATTACAGCGTTAAGAAATTCCTGTCTAGGTGAAACGATATTCCCTAATCCCTGCTTAGCATTCAATAGAGAGTCAAACAATTTAAGTTTGGCATTCGTAATGGCGTTATCAGAATCTTTATTTCTGTCCTCAATAACAAGATCTAGTATAGTGTCAGGATGATGTTTAAAGAGTGCTGGGAATAAAATTTCATATAATGGATTATCTTTTAAAGCGATATGAAATCTATTGTGGGAGATAGCTTTTCCTTCTACTATATATTCGTTATTGAAAGAAGGAATATTTTTAGCCAATTTCTTTCCAGATGTGATCAGAACCAATTTCTCAAATCTACTTCTAAGTTCAAACAATCTATCTGGATCTTTAATTAAGAATTCATCTGTGATCTGAAAGATATTAGTTACTCCGCTGAAAGGAAATTCACTAACATCTCTGAGGTCCGGATCTTTATAAATATACTCTTCAATATTCTTTTCAAAGAATGGAGGTTTTCTATAACTCCCGCTTTCAGTCTTGATACTTTCACCAACAAACTGAGATGCATAGTTATAGATTCCTCTAATCCTTAAACCGTATACCAGTGCAGTGTACACGGAATAATCGATAATAGTATTTGCTACATAGCAGAATAGCATTTTCATGGTATAATCATAATCAAGCTGATTTTTTGCCATCCAGGTTATAGCAGAATAACAAGCTTCATAGATCTTCTTTCTCTCGTTATAGTTGAATAAATTATTCCAAGTAGAGATCACTTTATAATTCTCTACCTCTCTCATAGTATCTTGCTTAGGTCCTGAGTATTCAAGCATATCAACTAATCCTTGAATATCATCTGCGATATTACCAAAAGCCTGATGAATCATAAAGTCATTAAACTTGTCTACATCTACAGTACTCTTGATATTAGCATCTTTAATTCCATTATAGATTCCATCTACAAACTGAAGAATAGAATAGTAATCAAAGTGCCCGTACACAAGATCTTTGATGGAACTAAAATACATTTCAACTTCAGTTACTTCGTTCATAGGCTTTCTAAATAATTCTTTTACTTCAGCGGCTTCCTTCTCACAATCCGCTAGAAACAACTGTAATTCATTCAGATAGTCAGAAACTAGATTGTATGGAATTTCACTTTGCATATTCTTGAGAATTTTAGATTTCAACTCATCTGCTGGATCGAGAATTTTATCTCTCAATTCAGTATAAGATCTCTTTTCGTTAAACATAATAATTTATTTCCTCCTTTATAGATTTTAAAGTTTGATACTTTTTGTATCTGAGTTACACGTATTATAAATTTTAGCTTTTATCGGGGTGGTTGAACGACATGAGAATATATCGATGCAAATTATGTAAGTTCATGGTAACAGATAATCATGATAAAGGAATTAAATCTGCCAAATATAAAATGGGAGAGCATTATGAATTAGCCCATAAGAACGACATTCCTTCAGACATGACCGGTTACCAATACTTCTATTACCTCCTAACTGGTAGAGATAGAGGTAGTTGTGTAATATGTAAAAATGAAACAGATTTCAATCAGATCACTATGAAGTATTCTAGATTCTGTAACAATCCAGAATGTAAAAAGAAATATAGAGAACAATTCAAGAATAGAATGGTTTCTAAGTATGGAAAGATACATCTGCTGAATGAAGTAGAAAAGCAGAAAGAAATGTTATCCAGAAGAAAGATCAGTGGGGTATATAAGTGGAGTGACAATTCTGCTGAGATAAATTATACTGGAAGCTATGAATTGGATTTCTTGAAACTATTAGATTTAAAACTGAAATGGCCTAGTTCCGATATAATCGGTCCTTCACCTCATACGTATTATTACGAATTTGAAGGTAGAAAACGTTTCTATATCCCAGACTTCTTCATTCCATCTAAGAATCTAGAATTAGAGATTAAGAGCTCAGCTAGAATGGAAAAACAAAATGAAGAAAGCGAAAGAAAAGATCTAGAGAAGATAAAGTTAATGAAATCTTGTGATAACCTCTATAATTATATCATTATCTATGATAGAGACTATCAGGAGTTTATTGAGTTAATCAAAGAGGAGTGATTTAAAATGCGCACTGCAGATTTGTCTACGTTCTATATAGATTTTTCGGATAATATTTTGATGACAGACGATGAGAAGGTTGCCATCGAGAGAATTCAGCAGGAATTCCGTCCTATTGAAAGAACTGAATTACTATTAGAATACTTGGCAGAAAAAAAGATCACAGATGACCAGTTTGAGAAGATGACTGGATTGCCTTATCTTTTCACATAGAAGACATAAATAGGAGAGGGGTTTAACCCCTCTCCTATTTATATTCACTTCATAATGTCAATTAACATATTACGAGTTCTATCTCTGAGGGAAGCATCAGTGAGGGGCTGGAGGATTACACTGGCATTCTCTTTTATTACAACACTATTTCCGGTATCAGTAACTCCCAGAATATCGTCGTCGGTTAAGCCAAATGATTCCATGAGCCATTTAGTCTCATCGGATCTAGAAACTGCCATCTTAGCAAGCTCCTTAGTAGGAATAATCTTAACCCCGCTATATTCTTCTATAGCGTTTACTCCTTCCATCATAGGCTGCTGGACTTTACCTAATGCTTCTGCATGAGAGGGATATAATACAGCATCATAGCAAATCAGTTTTCTAACAACAATGATAGACTTATTTCCTTCTCGCTTCAATCCACCTATGACTCTAACGGAGAAAGATGGAATGATCTTTCCATCTACAATCTTGATAGCAAAGTTCATTCCGCAGTCATTAGAGGAATCCGTTTGTATATGAGCCTCTAAGAGGTTCCCATTTAGTCTAGGAGATCTAATGTAGTGAGAGGAGCACTTGGGATCTGGGTTAGCCAACCTTTCACTAGTAAGTTCCTGGCCAACGATCTTGGAGAACGGATGGTCCAACTCTCCCATCCAACTATTCTGTCTAAGCATAGTCTGGATATAAGGATCATTGGTAATCCTTTCCCATACGTTAGCAGACTCATAGATTCGATTGTTTCGATTAGTAACTCCAAAAGATTGTAAGACGGCATCAAAGGTTAGAAAGAATCTATTACCTCTTTCATGCATCTCATAACCGAATGGCGTTGCATAATCAGATGGGCAAGAAACTTGTTCCTTTATAAAAGCCAAAGGCATTGGATTATTCATTTCATATCTCACCTCTAGCCTTCTAATACAAATTCATCCGAGGAATCTTTCTCAGTCTGGCGAATCTTCTGATCGTCTGCATGAAGCTGATCCGTAGTAACGTCTTCTACGTCTGCAAACTCGGCTCGAAGCTTAGCACATTTCTTAGTCCACATCTCAATGTAGGCTTCTCTCTTTTTAATCATTTCAGCTTTTTGTTCCTCGGAAAGAGATCTACTGATCTTGATCTCTTCAACCGACTTCTTCAGGAAATTGATCTGTTCCTCTAACTTGAGGATCTTTTTGACCTTCTTATTGTAATAAGAATAAGCAATCATCCTGACAAGAGAAACGACGTTAAGATAGCTCTTGGTGAAGTTTGCCATGAAGTAATATGCCGAGATACCAAGATTGATAGCTCCGGTAATAATGTTCTTGATAACTCCAACTGCCTGTGAGGCAAATAGAAGAGCAGCTGTTCCAGTTGCTAACAGTGTAGCAGTTGCAACTGCCTCTGTCTTAACTTCCCTCTTCTTATCCATAATTCTAGTATCCCTAGGAGACTCGCTAGCTTTCATCAGAGCATCTAAGATAGATTTATGTTCCTTCTTAGTAAGCTCTAAGGCAGTATTATGAATTAGCTTCTTCATATTGGAAGAAATCTGATTATTAGTTCCCAAAGAGATTCCCTCAGGAGATTCTTTCAACGTGATAGTGGCTAATGCTAAGGAGAGGCTAGATTGAAGCATCATTACCATGGCTTCATATTCCACTATCAGCATATTCATCTTCCTATTATATCCATCCGCATAGTAAGGTTGAAATTCTTTCACCTTATCTAGAATAATATTGAGATCTGTAGCAAGAGGGGATTTAGCCATCTTAAGATAGCCTATCCCTTCTTGAATTGCTCTATACTGAGCAAATTTTGTAATGTCTCCGTTTGTTTTACTGATAGGAGACATGTCGATTTTCTTTCTTCCATTCTCTACAGTGAGGAGGAAGTTCTTGATATAATGCATGGCTTTCTTATCGCTCTTGCTAACAGCTTTAACACTCTCCACATAGAGAGGGTGAGTCATGTTGTCAGTCCCACTCATGATCTGAATAGGATCCATAATCATTTCTTTCATTTCTAATTACCTCCTATTACCATAGACCATTTTTCCAAGTTCTTGCATAATAGCAGAACTGTCCATCCTATTCTTCTCTGCATCAAGCTGAGCTAGAGCCTGAACATCCCATGCAGTTTGTCCTTCCATTAAAACCTTCATAGTACCCGCAGATCCATCGATAATCATGAAGCAAAGCAAGAAGATCTTATCCATCAGCTTTACTACAACATCTGCATTAGTGAGATCAATTCCAGTCTTTTCAAGAATCTCATCAACCTCATTCTTAGAGATTACAAGAGAAGCATTAGGCAAAGGAAGTCCGCTTTCGGCATCCATGATCTCTGCCAGATCTCTGGAAATATCACTGGTGGCGTGTTTAGCATTAGCAAGCCTCTTAAGAGTGCTAAGCCATTTAGAGCTCTTATTCAGACGCTTAGCAGCATCCTTCTTAACTCCCTTAAGATCAAACATGTACTCCAACCAGCTGAGCTCTCCCATCTTATACCGAATTTTTCTGATTCCAGGAAGAGAGCCCTCCATGATAGAAGGAAGATCTTTAGCTAAAGCTTTCATATCAACTAAATGCATCACGGTTTTAACGCCGATGAGATAGTCAATGTCAGCCATATGATTAGTTCCGGAAACTCTGAAACTACACTTAATGGCATATGGAAGCATCCCATTGATCTTCTTAATCTCAACATCCTTAAGAATCTCAGGAAGACCCACCGACCTATCTCTAGAAGCATATCCAGTAACACTAAGGGTAGCTGTTTTATCCTTCCCAGGGACAAAGAAGATATCTCTGCCATTCTTATCCTTCTTATGGTAAACCTTTACAGACTTACCGTCTATCTCGACAGCATAACCATTAGGGGCTCTTTTGATCTTCTGCTGAATATCTGGGTCTTTGGTGAAGTCTTTCAGATCTTCGGCAGAATATTCCTTATCAGGGATTCTAGTCTTCTCGATATTAGTGACGGTCTTGTTGTCATCCTTGGTGTATGCTTGCCGATTAGGCCCAGGCTTCTTAGAATCTGTCTTCTTAGAATCTTTATCCTCTTCGGTTTTATTCTTAGCCTTCTTCTCAGGTTTATTTTCTTCTGCTTTCTTCTTATCATCTTTCTTTTCTTCAGCTTTAGAAGTATCCTCAGACTCTTCCTCGTCATCCTTTTCATCTTCGGAGTTGTAAGTTCCTCCTCCGATTCCGAGCTTCTTAAATTTCTCAAACTTAAATCCTTCCAGAGGCTCATGCATCAGCCGCTTACACTCGGAGATATAGTACGGATCGGTAATCTCTACATGCTTGAATTCGGCGATAAATCCATCTCCGTGAATTTTATTATAAGCGCTCTCCTTGATCATCTTATCAATTTCATCAATAGGAGTATAGTGCCTATTTGGAACATGGGTACTTTCTTTGAAGTTTACATGGATATCCTTCAAGAAAGCCATATCCTTGAGATCTTCTTCACTTCTGATACGATCCTGACTGAGAACCTGTTGGACGTATGAGGCATACATCCTCTCAAGGAATTTGGCGATAAGATGAGCTTCATTTACACGGATTCCAGAGTTAGTAATATAGACTGGGAACTGTAACACAGAATTCCTAGCCCTAGCAATGATAGAAGTATTATCTGCTTTCTTTCCTCTACTCTTTCTGATATCTTCTGCCTGATCTCTAACAAATTTAGCTTTGCTGTGAATATCATCGCCAAGTTCTTTACCCTGATTTATCATATCCTGAAAATTGAACTTAGTAGTGTCAGCCATTTATATCTTCTCCTTTACAAATATAAAATTTTTACAATCTACGCTAAAGATGCGCCAATATTATGCCACTGTTTCGAGACTTTCTCGATAAAACCATATAAATCGAATAAAAAATATAGGAGGGATAATCCCTCCTATATTTATATGCGCTTACATCAGACCTGGAAGGTTTATAGGAAATTCCATAAACCTCTCATTGTTTAGCCTATTAAGAGAATCTGCATCTACCTTATCAATCACTTGAGAATTTATCATATCAATATCTGTTTCTGTTAATAGAGTATATTGAGTTTCTAAATCGACACATTGAAATGCTTTCTTTATATCTTCTCTATACTTCTCTGGAAATAACTCTATTACAGAATCTATACTCTCAAAGTCTTTTAGTACTATTCCATTATCAACTCCCTCCTTCAAAGCTTTCAAGAATTTGTTATATCCAAATCCTTTAGCAGAATTTATATTTCTAATCTTACTTCCTTTGATGGATAGAAGTAATCTGTAATATAGCTCGGATGTAAATATAGCCGATTCAAAAGGATTTACTCCTTGAACTATTGATTGTACCGCCCCATCCACCTCATTGATTACTCTGAGATTACTATATCTTCTCTTGATATAGATTACTTTAAAATTCTCTCTAAAGAAGTATAGAGTGTCAAACACGTCTGTGGAAAATATAACGTTTTGATCAGAATTGTTACTTGCTATAATTAGAGGAATTAAACTTCCATCGAAGTTCTTAGATTCTATCAGATAGCAATTCTGAATGTAAGATAAAATCAGCTTAGTTTCTGGAATGATAGTTTCTTGAAATAAGTTACCTATTTCTCTATACTCTGGGTTCTGAGTATATTTGTTTCTGTAGAAAGTTCTGTAGTACTTAGAGTAACTAGACATCTCTTGATCAGATTCTTCCAGAGATGTATAATATAGGAAGATTCTAGGATTACATCTTTCTTTCAAGAAATAAGATCTATAGGAGGAAACCATATTGAGTATAGCGGATTCTAGGTCTAGTACTACCTTCTTCTTATGATTTGAAAGTATAGTAGCCCAATTGTTGTTTAAAGTAAGATTTCTCAAAACTCCTTCCAGGTTGATAAATACAGAGACATTCATATCATGAATATCTGGAAAATTCTGTTTTATCATAGCCCACGGCAACATTAGAGAACCGGCTACTACTCCAATGCTCTTGTAATTTTCAATAATACTCATTCATATTCACCTCAAACTTTATATTCTTCTAATCTAATTCTTTCCATTGGAATTCCATAATCTTTATCTAGTATATTTTTAAACAGAGAGATTGATTTGAATAGCCACTTATTCTTCTTCATTTTGAATTTTATTTCCTTCATATCTATATCTGAATCTAGATATAGATTAACTTTAACTGAAGATCCAAATAGCCCTAGGGATATAGCATAATCTAAAGCATCACAATATCCGCTTCCTAAAGCTGCTATATAAACTCCATTCTCATCGTAGAAGTTCTTGTATAGAGATAGTATATCAAAAACTCCTTCAGCTATTATTACGGAAATATTCTGGCTGAATAGATCTAGTTCCTTTCTAATAGAATAGAAACTTCTATTAGAAGGAAAGAGATTAATCTTTCTCCATCTAATATCGTCATTGAAAAATCTAGTTAGCAGACAAGAATTGTTATCCGTATAAAATGATATACTATCCATATTCGTAGGAAGAGTATTTTTGATAATTTTATTAGTAATACACTCTCTTAGATTCTCAATATCCCAAGCTATTCTAAATTTAGATAATTCTTCCATGGAAAAATCACAATGCAATCTTTCTCTGATATAGAAATACTGAGGAGAATTCAGATTAGGATATCCTTCGGATATATCGTATTTCGATTTAGTAGAAGAAAGTTTATTGAAGTAAGCTAGAGTTTCTGGTATAGCGATCTTTACTCCTAATTTATCTAAGAAGGCTTGATTTACTTTTCCTCCTACGTTACATTTGAAGCAATGATACAGGATTGGCTCATTTAGATCAGAAGAGCATTTTAGATACATATGAGCGTGGGATTTAGTTACACTATCCCCACAAAATGGACATCTGATTTTATACTGTTCATTTGATACTTTCTGGAATATAGAACTAACTTTTTCTATTTCGTTTAGTATATCTAATTTGGAATTCATAATAAATCAATTCCTTTCGTATCATTCAGTAATTATAATGATTCTTAAATAAGAATATATTATCGAGTTTATATATTCTAAATTAAGAAGGTATTTTTTATAGAGATAATATCATATAATAATTGAAAGGAGTAATTTCTAATGGGAAAGCAGTTGGCTTTGATTGGAGTTGGAAATTGTGGAAGTCAGGTGGCATCTTTGTTCTATAAGAGATACCCTGATTTGGCAGATTGTATTTATATAAATACATCTGAAGCAGATCTTTCTATGGTTGAAGGTAATCTGAAGTTTAAACTTGGAGAGGATGAGGAGATAGAAGGGTCAGGTAAAAATAGGGCTAAGATGAAGGTCTATCTCCAGAATGAGATTGAAAGAATTCTCACTAATGAAACATTTTCTTCTATTATAGAAGATAAGAAATACGTATTCGTTATCTCCTCTACTGCCGGTGGAACTGGAAGCGGCGCTTCTCCTATCTTGCTGGACGTACTGAGGAATTGTTTCGCTGACGTACACTTCATTCTGGTAGGAGTGCTCCCTCAACTTCAAGCTTCTTTAATGGAGCAAGGTAATACACTAGAGTTTCTGAATGAACTCTATCAGGTGTTAGGGGATAATTGTACTTATATGATCTATGATAACGAAACTACTTCTAACAAATCTCCTACTGAGTCTCTGGAGATCGTTAATGATGCCATTGTGGAGGATATCAGAATTCTCACTGGAATTGATAACTATCCTACTCCATACGATTCCATAGATGAAGCTGACATGGAATCTATCATCACTACATCTGGAAGGATGATCATTAGTAGAATCAAGAAGGGTATCACAGAGAAAGCCCTAGAAGATTCTGATATTGGTGAGATGATCGTCAAGTCCATCAAGTCTTCTTGCCATACTGAGACTGATAGAAACAAGCGAGTCGTCAGGTGGGGCATCATTACATACTTCACTGAGCAGGTCAATAGACTTTATACATCCGATCTGGAGAAGTTGCATGAATTCATCGGAACTCCGGTGGAGAGATTCAATCATCATGCCATCAATGATAAGAACGAGAATCTCAATTTCTTGTATCTGATTGCATCTGGGTTGTCTCCTATCAATGATAGAGTGAAACGTATCACTGATAGGGTTAACGAGCTTAAGGAAGCTTTGGCAAAAGATGAGTCCTCTAGATATATTCTCTCTGGGGAAGATGTATCTTATGACGCTACCGAGGAAAGGCGTAAGGAGCAACGTAGAAAGAATTCTGAGAAGGAAATAAGGCCAAAGGATCTGTTTAAGAAATTCATGAAGTGAACATGATAACATGAGTAGGGGCTTAGAGCCCCTACTCATTGTATTCGTATTCGTTTAGTGAATTTTTATTCTAAGAAAGGAGAATTAAGCTTTATGGGTTTCTTAGAGAAAGCCAAAGATATAGCCGTAGATAGATTAACTAAATCTATTCTAGGTCCTATTGATACGATGGTAACAGATAATCTTTCTGAGATATCTACTACCATTGGAAGCTTCTTCATCAGGAATATTAGAAACAAATTTGCTAGATCAATCACTTTCACTATCGGGCTATCAGCATATGATGATTGGATGGAAGACGCTCTCTACTCAGTGTTGTATAGATATAATGATATTGAGAAGAAATCTAAATTGGAGTTAGTTAACTCACGAGATCCAGAGAATAGAAATGAGGCTACCACCTACTATCGTCTAGCTAACGGATCTCATTCTCTGAAATATCGAAATTACAACATAACTTTGGTAATTCAAACTTTAGGAGTAGAAGTAAGTAACCGTTCTTACAAACCCCGTAGAACGTACACTATTATCACTTACGATTTGAATCCAAAGTTTATTGCCGATTTTGAATTCGATATTCTGAAGCATAAGAATGCAATCCACAAAAACAAGATCAGCACTACCGTAGATGTATTTAAAGATGGACATGAATCTTTGAATGGTGAAACCTATTGGGAACCTATGTGCTCAATTCCCAAGAGAAAACTTTCCACTCTATACCTCCCACTAGATACGAAGAATAAAATCATTAATGCGGTGAATGAATTCTTCATGTCTAAGAATAAATACAGGGAGATGGGAGTTCCTCATAATTTAAAGATTCTATTGTACGGAGGACATGGGTATGGAAAAGACACCATAGCTAGGGTAATAGCGTCTGAGTATAATAGAACTATCTATTACGTTACAGGGGGAACTAATGGTAAGTTTATCCCAGAGGCTATAGTTGATTTATCAGATAACGTGAGGCGTCCGCTATTCATCATATCTGATATTGATAAGTATCCATTCTTGATAAATGAAGAAAGTAATGTGGCTGCAACTGAGGATAATGCTACTAAGATCAAGGACGAATACAGATATCAATTCGGAAAGATGATAAATGCTTTAGATGGTATAATGGCTCCAGAGGATAGAATAATCATTATGACAACAAATCATATTGAGAAATTCTCTCCTGTATTTACACGCCCTGGTAGAGTAGATCTTATGGTAGAGATTAAAGCTGTAAAGCCTTATGCTTTCAGAAAATTCACTTACGATAATTACAACATTGAACTTCCCAAGGATATTAAGTTGAAATCTGACACTTTATCCATAGCAGATCTTCAGTTTGATACTCTCTATCTGAAATCTACCGCCAAAGAGTTTATTGAGAAATATGTAGAGAAATAAGGAGGTAATTTAGAAATGATCAATAAAGAGCTTGTAGCTGATTTGGTTTCTGATATTGTAAAGTTTAAAATTATGAATCCTAAGATTTTCGATATGATTAATAATGGAGGAATGAGAGCCGCTAATCCTCTTAATCGAGCAAATTTGAATTGGCTTGCTTCCAGATATAATAGAAATCTTATTTCAGATCTTGATATAGTCTGTCATGAGAATGACATGAAGGAACATGCATTATTCTTGGAAGCAATTATTAAATGCGCGGATAGTCAGACTATTGAATTATGTCCCGCACTTAGTTATTTTACAAACATCGAAATGCACATCAGTAATCTAGCGAGTACTTTTAATACATCGGAACCTACTAAGGAGACGTATATCGATGATATGGAGAATTATGATTTTAGGGTAGATTTGGATGTAGCAATAGATATATCCAAAGGGATTGTTGGTTTAATAAGTACCACAGATCCGGCTTTTTGTCTTATGGCAGATCTCAATTACTTGCCGCCTATATTAAGTGATGAAAAATATTATCAAACTACGGTTGATAATATTACTGCAACTTTATCTGCTTTGGATAATAATATCTGTAATTGCATGGAGTTGAATCGCGATTATCAGATAACAGCGCAAAATGGTAAAACTTATTATAGGCGCAATAGTATTCAACAAAAATTGAGATCATTGAGAGAGAATATCAGGGCTATCAAAGATTATTTCACAGATGGTATGGAAAGATCGTTCTATAAGGAAATTAAATCTACGAAGCTGAAGATTGAAGCTGCGAAGCTTTTGGAGGTAGAGTCTGAGAAAATGCTGTCAAAGTATACTCAGCTTTCTGAAGAAACTCTGAAAGTTCTGAGAGAAAGATGTAAGTAATGAGTAAAAATAAATAGGGGGATATATCCCCCTATTTATTTTTATTGAAATATATAGAAATTAATTTGCTCCAAGCCATTCCAATAGAACTGCGCCCTGGGCTCCGTCTCCACCTGCATTGGCAGTAGTTTTATCAATGATGCCACCGGCGCCAATAACTATTTTTAGAACTGTATTTTTATTTATGAACGAGACGATTGTATTTAAACAGCCAGAGGAGCCTCCACCCCCATGCGCCCCTCCTGCACCACCGGCGCCATATCCTTTACCGCCTTTTGCGCCATCTTTATCATGGATTGCATCCCCGCCTTTAATAGCGGAGATATTATAATTTAACGGTGAACCTCCTCCTCCTCCACTATATTTTTTTGTCCCACCACTGCCTCCGGCACCATAACCGGATTCTCCATTTTTTAAAGGATCCCCACCTTTAGTACCACCGATCCCGGCATGCATATTAAATGGAATTGGCGGAATTCCTCCACTGCCACTGCTAGGTCCAGAAATGCCTGTAGAGCCGCCAACTCCATTATATTTTAAAGAATTATATTCGACGTATGAATCATTGCCAGATGCGCTAGTGCTGCTACTCCCATTCCACCACGCACCTGCACCTCCACCGCCTACTATATGAATTTTATATCTTCCGCTTTTCGGAATAGTATAATTAGTAGAAGATTTGAAAAATTTAGGAAACCCCTCCGGAGAAGTATTATCACCACTATTTCCTCCACCCCCTGAAAGTTGAGCTATTAATGCACGTATTTGGCTTTCGGTCATAAATTTATCAGATCCACTTAAACCATTACGAATTGTCTCTAGCTGAGTATCTGTCAAGAAACATTTATTTTTTATAGATAGAGATTTATTTGCATCATCAGCTATAATCTCTATGCCTTCTTCTGCTATCATTTCGATGATATTACTCATATTTTCACATCCAATCTATTCGCTAGAATACTATTAATAAATTACATCAGGTATAATATACCTGATGTAATTTATTAATAGTATTATTCACATATAGAATGAATACATAAAATACATATGGGGACATATGTCCCCATATGTATTTTATGTCAATAATATTATCTATCTGAATGATTACTGTGAGTTACATAGGGTATAATACCCTATGTAACTCACAGTAATCATTCATAAAGAGGTGAATATAATGTCTTCTAACATCATTGAATTGATTGCAGGAGATGGAATTAATATAGATGCTAATGAAGCTAATGATAGTATAACGTTATCATCGGCCGATTCATTGACTCAAAATCAGAAAGATGCATTGGAAAATGATAAAGCTAATAATAGTAATAAGTTTATTACTTCTTCTGAAGCTATAGAAAAGATAAATGAAAATGTAGAAGATAAATATGGACCTGCAGATTTTCCTAAATTCTTTACTACTAGTACTAATTATACTATTCCTAAATCAGGTAGATATAGAATCAGTGCTGTAGGTGGAGGAGGCGGCGGTCTATGTTGCGGTGATACTACACAGGCAGATGGAGTTGATGGCTCTGATACCATAATAAAAATTAGTAATAATGTATATGTGGCGAAAGGCGGACTTGGAGGGAAAAAGGGTATTGGATCTTTTGACGTTCATACTTCGGCTCCAGATATTTTATATGATGGCAAACATGGGTCGCTACTTGGTGGGAGAGAAGGGGGTAACGTTGCCAATTACTATGCAGCTTATAATGGCCATGGAGTTGGAGGAGGAAGATATGGAGGAGCTGGTTCTCCTCTAAATTATAAAACATTTGTAACTTTAACTGGTAGATCAGTGATTAAATTAAATGGCAGAATAATAAAAGATTATGAAAGTCTCCCAGCTGCTAAATCAATTGATCCGCCGACTGTTGTAATTATGCCAATATTCATATATCATGGAGGAAAAGGATATGGCGCAGGCGGAGGAGCTTGCGAATCATATAATGGTGGATGCTCTGGGTATTTATTAACATTGGAATTAGCTTTACAAAAAGATAATATTATGCAAATCATAATCGGCGCAGGAGGAGCAGGTGGTTCATTTAGGAGAAACGATCCACCTAATGGAATGCGAGAATGGCAATCTGGAAGTGGGGCTCAGGGAGCAGTTCTATTAGAATGGATTTCTGCATAAATATAATATAAGAAGGGGCTTTAAGCCCCTTCTTATATTTATCCTTCTATATTATATTTCTTCCGTATTCTTTTCATAGCACTAGTTATTACCCCGAGATCTTTATTTGCGTATCCCATAAATTTACTGATTATCTTTGCAACTTCAGCTATCATAATTACGTTAGATCTGATCATTAGCTGTTTCTTTACTGGCAATTCTGCTAATTTTCCATTTACTTCAGTTCTACTAAGCTTCTCATTAAAAGCTTTCCTAATCTCTTTTAATTCAGGAAATAAGCTTTGAATTTTTTCTATCAGATTTTTCAATGCTTCAGGATAATTAGTAGTAACACTATCTCCTTTAGCATCGGCATATGATATATTAGCTGCATTCCCAAAATAGGCATTTCTATTAGCTTCCAAACTTAAATCAATTAATGACTTAACAAAGTCTACATTTATCCGTTTAAAAAACTGCCGCATCTTCTTATCTATTTCCATATCATTTCTATTTTCATTATCTTTATCCGGATTCCAGAAAGTTCCCCATACGTTTCCCTCTGTTAAAGATTTAGCCAAACCAATAAATCCTTTTATGTCAGGAAATAAAGTCTGATGAAAGAATTCCAGATCATTTGCTGTAATATATAGATTGATATTTCCTCTAATCTTATTTCTGATATTATCCGGAAGATTTTGGATCCATTCAATGGCAGTTCCTATTGCAGAGAGAATGTTTGCAGCTATATTGAATATAAAAGTAATACACTTGGCAATTATATTTGCCATTCCGATTACCACATTTGCAACTGATTTGAATACACGGCCTAACCCAGTAGTAGTATCATCATAGGACGTTAAAACTTTCTTAGTTAACTCAGCAGAATTAGCCAAAGCAGAATCCATTTGCTTCAGAAAATCTCCGCTAGGATTCACTCTAGCTTCTAACATAAATTCATCATTTTTATACTTCTCAAACTCTTCAATAGCTTCATTAAACAATTTAATCATTTCTTTATCATTTGCTACATTAGTGGATTCTATAAGAAAAACTTCATTCATTTTTATTCTACTTCCTTTCTATATTAGAACTATGAAAAATTATCAGCAAGTTGTAAACTACTTATTACACGATTTATCGTTATATGGGAAATTATATATTATAGATATAGAAGGGAGTGTTGAAGAAGAAATGAAATGTATAAAAAGATATGAGAGATATAAGGAAGAGGATTTCGATAAAATTATTTTAGATATCGCCAAAGGAGTGATTAAATCTGGAATGTACTCAGATTTAGTTAAGATTGATAAAGCTAAAAAACTAAAAGGAGGTACTTACTTTGAAACAAATTCCGGTGAATGAAGATAATAACAAAAAGATTGAAACTTGGGGTGAATTAATGACTGAAATGGAGAAGCGTAATAAGAAAAAGAAAGGAGAATTAACCGAGGAAGAGAAACTGGAAATCTTCATGGAATAAATTAGATAAATTTTATGATTTAAATTTTTAAGGGGTTTTACAGATGCATCAAAAGTACAATCATCACAAGCATAGTTACCATAACCACAATGGCAGAAAATATTATAGGAAACCTCCATTAGCTTTAAGAATTTTTGAGTTGCTAATGGACATAATATTTTTCGTGCCAGAAGTGATAATGGATACGATTGAATATTTCGTCAAGAAGCTAGAACTCAAGTTAGAAAAGAAACATGTATCTGAACCTATTAGGGCAGTAGAAGTAGAGAAACCCAAGAAGTTTCATACTGTAACAAAATACCGCGGTCCTAAGTTGGCAGATAGAACTTGGTTTGACGACGTGAAAGGTTTATTCGTTGACGAGTTTCAAGAAGTGGTTGAGGAGGTAGAAGAGCAATGAAAGAGAAAGCTATCCCTGTTTGTCAGTTTAAGTGTAAAGCAAAGGATCTCGTAAAGAAAGTGGAGGAGGTTTACAATCTTCCATATATAAGAGATCTCGTTACAGATGATAATAGCTAAGGGGTTTAACCCCCTTAGCTTATTTTATCAAAAAGGAGGATATATAATATGAAGAAATTCTTTTTGGTTATATTTTTCATTTTATTTGCTAAAGCAGCAGTCTCATGTAATTCTGGTATAGTTCTTCGTCATAATAATCTATGCCTTCATCTGTTCGGCAATAACGAAGCAAAGTTATACTATGACGATTTTCTGTATGATGAATATACCTATGAGCGAAAGAAGAATTATCGAAACACCGGCTTGGATTTTGTATTTTTTAAATCTATCAACTATCCAGATAAGGAAATAACTCTCAGTGTGATAGATGATCCAGTTGCACATGGATGGTTTGTAGAGTCAGTTAATTTAAAGCGATATGAACCTCCATTCTATCTTACTAAAGTGAAATCCGTTAAAGCATTTAAGAGGTACCCAGACTTTAGTGTGTTAGATGGAACTTATAAGAACGACAACATGGTTGTGGAAATCAAACGTTCTTCCAAGGATAAGATCGAGTATCAGGCATACAGAAAAGGATCTCTTATATCAGGGCTATTCTTGTGCAACAAAGGAGATATTACTCTGCTCGGGAGATTGTCTAAAGACCCAAAGGATACTGTGAGAGTTGAAATCAACGACTCTATGGCCGAGATTGGTGCCGAGTATTATCTCAAGATCCGTCCTGATGATTCAATCCGTTTTATCAAGATAGATGAAGATAAATCAATTGAATGCTTCGAGGGCAGTTTGTACAAAGAAGATCTTGAGCTAGAAGAGCGGGGTAGGGAGCTTGTAGAGAAATCTAAGCTTTGAACGCAAAACATAGAAATGGCTACTGATCCCTTTCTATGTTTATTCATTATCTGTATTTATGTTTTTAGGATAGCTATATATTCTCTATATGTGTAGTTAATTTAAACCAAAGGAGAGATGTAGTAATGACAAACAGGGAGAAGTTTGACGAGTTGCTGAGCGCGCTGAGTGATGCAAATCCGCCGGCTTTCTATGAGGCAATGTATGAGCAAACGCCTATCAGTTTCCGTGACAGGTACGGATGCAATCATGAGAAGAAGTTTAAGGAGATTGATGAGGTCCTCTCTAAAGAAGGCCTTGAGGCGGCTAGTGCTCTGATGAAGAGAGTTTGGAATATTAGGAACCATCTTTTCGATAGGAAAATGGTTGGCGGTCTAAACTCCGTAATCGACTGCATTGACGAGCATATCGAAGCTATTGCAGAAAGCGGATTGATTGGTTACATCCCGGCTGACGTTGATTGTGAGTCTGAAAACTGTGTGAAGATCCTTAAGGAGAAGCGCGAGAAGCTTTATAAGATTCTTGATCCAATTCTCGCCATGCTTCGTTCTTACTATCAGATCATTGAGGATTGTAACTTGGAGCAAGAGCGCAATGCTTTGTATGCTCTGATCAGGCCCATGACTGTTGTAAGCTTTACGGCGGCTAAGGTGCTGAATGAGTACGATGAAGTTGCTGAAGGGAGTAATAAGGAAGAGGAGGAGTTCTTGCTGAATCTCATCGGAACTTATCTGAAGTTGCTTCCTGTGCTTACTCCTACTCTGAAGACTATCTCAGTCGTACTTTACTCGATGAAGGAAACTTTGGAGGGTGTCAAGGCACTTCAGTCCTTCCAGGAGGAATTCGTGGGAGTCTACAATGAGATGTTGAAGGATTACAAAGCGTCTGAGGAGAAGGATAAAGAGAAGGAAGAGAAGTAGTAAATATAGAGGGGCTTAAGCCCCTCTATATATTTTTTCATTTAAACAAAGGAGAGATGAGATAATGAAGAAAATTCTTGCAATTGTTTCTATAATAGCGCTTTGGTTTAATGGTAATGCTATTGCAAATGAGCAGGAATATTGGGTTGCTACATATCGAAATGGGGCCGAAGCCATTCATTTTCATGGAGAGAATCTGGCTACCATGTATCGCGAGGATCGGATTACCGGCGAATACACATATGAATTCTTTCATGGGGATTTGGAGGAAGATTATCCTCTCGATGCTGTAACGTTCACTCCGCTCGATCCTAATAAGAAAGAGATTGAGATGGAGTTTAAGATCTTTGATGAAACCGGAGGATGGTTTGTGTCTGCCATCGGCGATAGAAAATTCGATCGTTTGTTGTATCTAACGCCGGTGGATGATGTTTATCCTTTCAAGAAGAATCCGGACCTACATTCCATACATGGAGTTTTCTTCCAGTCTAACATCGTTGCTCATATCTTCATCGGCAATAAAAGACCCTCGCACATGATTTTTGTCGGCGAAGACATGGTTAGTTGTGGGGAAGTTATCTTCGATAACAAACCGTATGATGCTTCCGGAGAAACCAAGAAAGTGATTTTCAAGGATGAAAAGACTGGCAAGGAACTGGCCTATCTTGTCAAGGTAAGGACTGATGGCTCTCTTCATCTCGAAAGCCTTACTAAATATGCTCCATGGCTCGGAGATAATTTGATCAGGCACGATGGAAAATTGGAAACGGTAGGAGATATAATGTACGGGAAAGTACCTTTCTAGACTTAAAAGTAAATATGAATGTATGGAGGGGATTATCCCCTCCATATATCTATCAATTTTATTTCTTATCAATAGATATATATTCTCTATATAGAATTACATTTTATACTCTGAAAGGTAGGTAGTTTCAAGATGAAAAAGAACTATGTAAAACGTGATGAGTTGATTACTGCAATTAACAAATTCAGGGATAATCATTTTAATGAGTATAAGTATATCTCCTCAAATCCAATCGTTCTTAATCCGAAGATAAGATCTCTGCAAGCCTATCTCTCTATCCCATATGATTGTAATTATCCCATTATTTCTTCTATCGTATTGCGAGCAGCTGATATGGAGAAATATTTGGATTTCATCAATTCTGTCGTGCATGTGCTAAAGGGACAATATGGAATTAAGCTAATTGAAATCCCATATAGGCTCCATATGGTTGATAGGATTTCTCAAATTCTTCATGAGGAAACTATAATACTTAGCGATACCCTTAAGAAGGTTGAGAAGAGTGACAATCCCTATGATATATTGCGTGATAGCGTTCATTCTCTGATGACTCTTGTCAATAGCGCAAAATTTATTCAGTCAACCGTCCTCGAGTTCAACTCTCAGGAAGACTTCAATTTGTCATTGGTCGGCGAAAATATTCCAGATGACTTCTATATCACTAGGACTGACATCTGTCGAAGAAGAGCCGAGGACTATATGGATATTCTTAAGACCATCTACAAGGAGTATGAATTTAAATATTCCACCGAGGATGATCTTGAGGACAGAGCTGTACATGAAGTTCTTAGCAAAATCAGCAACTCTATCAGTATTCATACTTTCACTATGAGTGTGTTAGATGACATTGTTGATGTGGATATTTGTAATCTGAAACGACTTGTAGAGGCTACTAAAGCTATTGCGAAGGATGGTAACGAGATACTGGAGGTATATAACGCCCTCTGTGAAGAAGTTTACGAAGGCAAATTAAATTAACAAAATTATTCCCGGGGAATTCCCCGGGAATTAATTTATTTTTTACAAGCTGAATTTCAAAAGTAAAATTCAAAGGAGGAAATGTTATGTATAATAGGAAGATCGTAGAGGCTATGGGTGATTTTATCGCTGAAATTACGAAGTTCAAATTGCTATATAAGAATGAATACCGTTACATTACAGACGGTGGTATTAGTAAGATGACTCCGATTACGTTCAGAGATAATCGTATCGAAAGCTATGATACAATTCGATCAATCAGAGAATGTAAAGCACTCCTTGACAAATTAGGCATCGGCGAGTATTATCTTTTCATGTCGGATCTTATCAGATATTTGAGCACGAAATCGATTAACGTTCCATACGTAATAACCAAATTCGATACAATCAGATCCAAGATTTGCGCTATGAAACCATTCTTCGCTACAATAAGTGATTATGCCAATGCATTTACTCATTCTTCAAAAATGGGTCATCCTGATTTCTATTACGACGATGCATCTTTAGAAACTGACTTTGAGGTGTTTGCAGATTACATGTATAATCTTGATAATGAGTTGATGGAATATCGCGTTCACTATCCGGTACCTCTTACAGTGAGTTATGATTTCAATGCCACGTTTGAGATAGCGGATTCTATTCGAGATACTCTTCATATCTTTAGAGATGATTTCATTTCTAGCATAAGAACGATAAAAGATGTTTCAAGATCTATGTTTATTGAATCTCTGGATGATTCTTCAGATGATAAAAACAATACCAAGGAGTCAGAAGAAACATTTTTAGTACAACCCATCATTGATTCTTTCTATAAGAAGAACTTTCTAATTGAACAGATGAATCGAATCAATGATTGTTTCCCAAGATTGATTAGCCACTTTGAAGAAAGTAGTAAACGTTCTGTATCTCCAGGTTACATTTACAAAGCAATTAGAGATACGACTAAGATTCTTGAATGCGTTACTGCATTTGATAATCTTGGTCCCGCTATTCTCTCTAAGTATGAGAAACTTTTATCTGTAGCAAAATCTAATTAGGAGGTAAAGAAGAATGTACAACAAGAAACTGAAAGCGGACTTGCTTTGCGAGATAGTAAGATTTGAAACGATGTATCCAGAGGAATATAGGTTTATCTATGACAAAGGATTGACTCCAAGAGACAAATCTAGCAAGATTACTTCTACTTGGATGAGCTATAAGGAAGATTTCAAATACCGCAGGATGCTCCGCAATTCTAACATCATACTTCAGATGGTTGATATGCGTAGGTATATTCCTTTTGTACAAGCGGTAATTAAATGCAGAGATACTTGCTCAATGGAAATCCCTTCTATGCTGATAAATCTACAAAAGCTCGGAAACATGCTTGACAATCTTAGCGTCTGCGCTGACACAGTGAGAAACTTTTCTGCAGATTCTAAAGACGGGATTGTTAAGAATTTTGAGAACGTTGCTTTCAATGGTAATCTGGAATCTGTCTGTGACCTGCTCGCTGGAATCAAGAAATTATTCCAGACATTAAGCAATCCAGATTATTCTGTAATTCCAACAGATATATTCAAACCAGATGAAGTTACAGAGATCTTTAACGCTATGAAGGGCAATCTCAAATCCACTCACAATAGGATGAATGAGATATCTTCTGAGGGTTGCTTGGATTACGACACAGATTCTGCATATGATACATACGATGAG